CTTACTATCATCATAGCAACAATGATATAATAAGTCCACATAACCCACATACCAAATTGATTGTAGGTACTTCCTCTCTTAAAATTAGTAACTGGTGGAATATTTCTTTTCCACACATCACTTGACATGTATTCGTCTTCTTTGATATTCATACGCTTTCTTTGATTAGATTATAAAGTTTAGCACCAAAGTCACCTTTCTCTTTAGGTACTACATTCTTTGCAACAAATGTAATATCATCAAAATTGACTTTAAATGATACAGAATCATCTTTAAGTTTTGTATTTTTCATACAGGAGTTCCAACTGCATATTCCAGCAGTATAATTCTTAGTATCCCATAATAGCATATAATCAAATGTTTGTTCTGGCAACCCTTTATTCCTACCTTTAAAATTCATAAGTGTTACCTCTCTGGTATATGGTTTTGTTTTAAGAAACAATCCATCCATACCCTTTGATTCATAATAGATATTATCGTGAATACCTAAGAAGTCTCTACCATTCTCAGTATCACCAACATATTTTAATTGACCACCACTATACTTTGCAATGGCAATCTCTTGTACTTCTGCCCTTAATGGGCGTGTCTGTTGCCTCTTTAATCCATCTGTGGATTTAACCACACCAAAGATAGAGGGAAAATCAAATAGTTCAAAATTAATCATCGTGTTATTACTGAAATTGCTGGTTCACCTTTATTGAATACAGTATCAACTACTGACTCAACCTTACGTGCGGTACTGATCCCAACATTATTATACACTGGAATACAAACTTTACCATGTGTCTTATTAATATTACCTAAACGAATTACTCTACCAATCGTTTGAGAGATAGTAATATAATCCATGTTACGCATAAACAATGCTGCCTCTAATCCCTTTACATTAATACCTTCTGCCAATATACTGTGATGTAATACTACAAACTTCTTATCATCATCCTTACCCCACGCATTGAGAGTCTCAAAGAACTTATCTCTACCTACTTTCTTACCATTGATGATAGCACCTGTCTTAGCAGTGATATACATCCAATTATAACCACGAAGATTTAATTCATAACAAAAATCAGACTGAGAAGTAATATTAACAATCTGTTTGGTAGACTTGGCACATATAAGAACCTTATCAACATTCAATCTTTCGATAGCATTGAGCATTTGCTCTGACTCTACATCAGCAAATATCTCATCCTTTCGTAGCAAACGAGTCTTATATACCTCAACTTTAGGTGGAAGGATATAACCCTGATCTACTAACTTAGGTGCTGGTACATTAGCAATTACCTGACCATACACCTTAGTATCATTCATTCCTGCCTTGAAAGGAGTAAGACTATGCTTAGGAGTAGCAGTAAAGAAAAAACTCCTGTCAGCAACCATAGTTGCAAAATGTTCCACAGCAGGGAAAAAGTTTCGTTGTACACTATTATGTGCCTCGTCAAAGTAAACTACATCAACTACAATATTACTCTCTTGTATTCTGTGTAATGAATGATATGTTGTAAAGATTAACTGATTAGACTCATAGCATAGGAAATTATGGTATCTAATATCATCAACTTTAGTTGAAGAGAAATGGTCAGTCTCACCACTGTGAACGTGCATGACTCTTACATCGTTAAACTCTCCTGTTTCCAAGAACTCAGAACATAGTTGCTCTGCTAATAGGATACGTGGAGCGACTACGACAATGGTTGCAACCTCTTGTGTACGGAATACTCTCTTAGCATCCTCTATCATACACATGGTCTTACCACCACCTGTAGGAACGATAATTTGCCCCTTAGAATGGTTTGCCATAGCATCCAGAGCATCAGTTTGGTGTGGACGTAATGGCATCAATGTTTCTCAGTTGGATATATTATACCATTAAAAAACTCCCTTGTCAGGGAGTCCTTGTGCCAGTCGTGCCACTGGTTCTTAAAAAAATATAAAGTTTCGCTTACAACCCATACAAACGTATGTATAATAATTAAGAATTAAACACTACTTGATGTTAATCACAACAGGATTAGAAGTACCAGCATCGTTCTTCGCATACAACTTATAAACAGTTGATCCACTGGTAGGAGCAATTGGAGTAGTTCCTTGCAATGTTTTAGTTACATTAAAACTTGCATCCATAGGAGTATCTGTTCCAAATATTGAGTCAGAAGAACTTGCACTTGTATCTACATTTGTTGCAACCCAAGATATTGATGATCTACCATACGTAGTTCCTTCTGACATTACAATATCTGTTGAATTAAATACTTCCTGACCACCAAAAGTAACTCTAAATGCAACACCAGCAGGGTTATATTGCCAATTTTCAGGATCACTTCCTCCTACATGTCTATTAGTTACCTTTATCGAGATTGTATGATTACCTACAGCAAAAGACTGTTTGTATGGAGTACCATCTGTAATTGAGGTTCCAGTTTGAGTATCTACCCATTTACCCATTTTACTAACAGCATCATTAGCAGGATAATGACTATCATAATCTGTAGTTTTACCTTTCGATACACCATCAATAGTCCATTCTGCTAAGTTATCTGACTCAATCTCGAAGGTATATTCACCTTCCTTACTTACATCAGGAATATTCCAAAGCCAAGTTGTAGTGTAATCTTGATCAGTACCATCTTGAGTACCAGGATCATTACTTCCCCACATTGCATAATCTCGCATAAATTGTGACCAATACTGTTGAATAGCAATATATTCCCAAGACCCATCTTCAAGTTTATTACCCATAGTTTGAGAATTATATGATTCAATCCATCTTGTAGTCTTACCATCACCACTATCAAAAGTGGCATCTGCTGGTGCTATTACAAGTTCTGAATTCTGTGAAGTTAAATTTTGAGTATCATCAAAGAATCTTAATTTCTGACCATATTCCATTATTCTATCATTAATCAACCAATTCGCACCAGAAGAAGGTTGGTTAAAGAAGGATAATCCAGTGTATATAACATCGTAAATTCCTTCTTCAAATTCAGTTATTGGTAAATCTCCATTAACTAAATTATTACCTCTTTGTTTACTTTTATCAACTTCTACCGACCAAACTAAAGTACCATCAGATTTTTTTATCTCAATCTTTTCTACACCATAAGAACCAATATTAAATATCTCTTTCCACCAGAAATAAAGTTTACATCTAACTGGTCCTTGAGCAAATCCACTGGAATTATAAGCACTAGTTACATTTAAAGTTTGTTTATTTGTATTATCTATTGCAGGATAATTAAATCTAATATGTTCAGCATGACTTGCAGTAATTGTTGGCATGTCAGGAACTGGATCTGGAGTACCTTCACTTCCATCACATTCTAAACCAACAGATCCTTTAACATTAGCACTTCCTGTGCTACCAAATATAGGTGTTTTAAAGAATTTTCCACAAATAGCAGCACCACCTTTACCACCACCTTCTCCTTGTGATAATCCAGTAGCAAGAGGACTTCTACCAAGAGTGTTTCCACCAGGTTGTCCATAATCACCACCATCTCCACCTTTACCACCAGGAGTAGAGTTTGTAGCACCTGAAGGTGATTGACCTTGAGCACAAGCTTGACATTCAGCGTATATATTTTCAGATCTTCCTGGTTGACCTAATGTTCTAGTTTGTTTTCCACCACTAATAGCTTGTCTATATCCCCATCCAGCACCTTCTCCACCAGCACCACCTAAACCCTGTTCTGGTGTGGTAGATGAACAAGGACTTGGAGTATATGTTGTACAATTAATTACTCTACAATAATCTGCAGAAATAGATCCATATCCAGCAGAGGGATCATCATGAGTTCCTGGAGGACAAGGTAATGTTGCTATATGTAAACTTGCATACACAGATCCACCACTGGGACATCCACCAGTTCCACTACCATGACAACCTTCATTATACCCACCAAGATAATATGAAGTACTACATGATGTTGAAGATGCTGGTTGACATATACCTGCTTGAGTAGGCCATGCACCCATTTGACCTTGCTCACCACCTCCTCCACCACCAAATATCTCTCCACCTTGATTGTAAATGTATGTTCTACTCTCTGAACCCATATGTCTTATGGTCAAAGCAGGTCCACCATCCTTACCAGGATCACTTAAAGTTTTATCAGGTTGAGATGCATAATTATAAAATCCTGATCTTCCAGCAGATCCATATATTCCACCAGTAACATAAAGTCTTACATTTAATGCTTTTAATGGATCAGGTAAAACTAATTTTGCTGCTGGTTTCTTATCCTTTCCCGTTCCACCATCACCAGTTAATCCATTAGTTCCAGTATCATCAGAAAAGGCTCTTCCTGCTATATTGATTATCTTCTGAACATTTCTTGTATAATTTCCAGTTGTTTTTCCAACAGTATCTAAATCATTTTGACCATCCCAATCAATACCATCAGATCCACTCTTCAATCCCAAATCTAAAAACTTATTATCTCCACTTTGATTAGCAGTATATCTTTTAATGGAATTTCTCATTAAAGATGCTTTCCAATTATTACTATTACCAGAAAATGTTCCATTTGGATATGAATCTACTGGTATAGAAGTATTCTCAGTAGAATCAGGTACAATTGGATCTCTCTCTGCTAATCTAACGTCACGAAAAAGTTCTGAAGCAGATACTGATCCAGAACTTTTTTCTTTAAATTTAGATCTAAACTCACTCCACTTTATTTCACCTGAAGTGAAATATGGACCAGCTTTTGTTACACTAACTGCCATTAATTACTCCTTAATGAAGATTAACCCATGAACCAGATGGATAAGATCCAACATAGACTTGCAGTTTACTATTTGTTGTATTGTAAACTATTGCCCCACCTATTATATTAATTAAATTATTCCTTTCAGTATTTGTTACTCTTGGTGGAACCATAAATGACTTATTACCTAATGCTCCACCTAAATTCTTACCAGCAGAAGAGAAGTCAACAGCACATGCTAAAGATTCACCTATACCAAAGAATGATTTTCCTTGAATAGATCCAGCAACATCCAACTGAGCCATTGGTTGAGTTGATCCAATTCCAACTTTATTAAAGACTGCTGTTCCAAACGGACAATCAAGATCAATATTTGGACCAATATTTTCCAAAGCAGTACCAATTCCAATGGTTGTTACACCAGAAATAATCTGTTCAACATGGATATTTAAGAAAGTAGATATTCCACTACTACTATTAATATTAGAACTTATAAGATCAGGTAAACTAAATTGAGTTGTTCCAGAAACAGTTAAGTTACCATCAATAACAGTATCACCCTGAACATCTAAATTACTCTTAACATAAACATTATCAGCAAATGTTGCTATTCCAGCAACATCTAAAGGATATTCTGGTATCTTATTAATACCCAAATTACCCTTATAATCAAGAGTCATTAAATTAGTATTAGTCTTACCATAAACCCAATTAAATGATCCAGTATTTACACCAACAAATCCACCACCATGTATAACAGTATTGACATTACCAGTATCACCATTAATTATGTCAAGAGTCTTAGGACTTTGACCAAACTTAAATTGAGCAGTACTTTCTCCTATTCCAACAGATGATTTTTGACTTAACTGTAATATTGCAGTCTCTTCACTCTGAATATCAACAGTTGATATACCTACACTAAAAACTTCAATTTGTTTTAATGGATTATTAATTCCAACTCCAAGTTGATTAGTAACGTGAAGTTTACTTGCAGTTGATATACCAAGTACAGATCTACTGGAAGTTAGATCACCAGTGGTAAGAATACCAGATACAGTGTCTCCAGAAATACTTCCAGTAACTTTAAGTTCGTGGAATGTAGAAACACCGACTGAATCTACATTACCTACTATATTACCTTCTACATGACCTACTACATTACCAGTAAGATTACCAGTAAATCCAATACCAGCAGTTACAATACCAGTAACATGAGCATTAGTGGATTTAATTTGAACTATAGTTGATATACCACTGAGAATATTACCCCTTACATCTCCAGTAAATCCAATACCAGCAGTTACAATACCAGTAGCATGAGCATTAGTGGATAAAATCTGTGTAATAGTTCCAATTCCACCTTGAATATCACCCAATACACTTCCATTAAATGTAGTAGCAGTAACAACTCCTGTTGCTACAACACCACCACGAGAATTAATTCCTACACCATCAGCAAAATATCCTAAATCAGTATTTCCACCAACCTGTAAGAAAAATCTTGGATCATCAGTTGAAATACCTACCCCACCTTGAGCGTATATACTTGTATAACCTAAACCAACATCCATATCTAACCATTGGGATGTTGGTAAATTTAATAAATTCTTACCATCACCATAATAAGTAACAACACCCGTAGGATCTGTTGCTGTTATAACACCTGCCTTTCCAACACTAATACCAGCACCAATTACACCAGCAGAAAAATCATTTCCATTAACTTCTAACTCAACAACTGTTAAAGAAGTAACAATACCAGTAGTTGCATTAAGTACTCCAGATCCAAGAACATTAGGATCTTGAATAACTTTAACCTTTCCTCTAACATCAAGTGCCTCAGTAGGTATAGTAGTTCCTATACCTACCAGACCATAGGGATTGACAATTAGATTATCATCATCAACTTGAACACCATTACGAAAATTAAATGATTTCCTGATATTAGCCATTTATAATAATTTTTAGTTATTTATTAGGATAGAGCATCAACCTTGGCTGATAGTTCTTTGATTGCCTCAATCAAAACTGGAATTAGTTTTTGATATGAAACTGATTTATGACCATCTTCATTAGTTCTAACTAAACCAGGAAGACCAAGTGCTTCAACTTCTTGTGCAATTACACCAGTATCTTGTGTACCTGCTAGAGTTTGATCTCTAAATTCCTTCCAAGTAAATGTATTACCACTAATTGATATTACTTTATCTAAGGCATTAGATATAGGAGTAACACTATCTTTTAATGTACTATCAGATGGAGAGAAGTACGCAGTAATATCACCAGTACAACTAAGATCACCCGTAATACCAACTCCATTATTAGAAGTTTGTAATTTAGTTGCTCCATTATACATCAACTGTATTGAGTTTGCACCTAAAGTGTTTACTGCTCTTAATGCAACATTAGAACCAGTATAAATTTCAACATGCTCACTGGCATCAGTACCACCTTGAATCTTAAGAATACCATTATCATTTTTGATAATTGAGTCGGTCCCGTCATGGAAGATTTCCATATCCAACCCAGTCCCGAAGTAGGCTTTCTTATTATCAGGTAGTTTTATATCACCAAAGGTTGATGTTCCTGTGATTGTTAAATCTCCACCAAGAGAGGTATCACCACCAATAGATACACCACCCATAACAGTAAATGCTGTTGCAGATGTTGAGAATATCTTAGTATCTCCACAAACATTCAATCTCTTACCAATTCCAACTCCACCTTTAACAGTGAAAGCACCTTGTAAAGTTTGAGAACCAGTAGTACAAACAGTAGTAGAAGGATCAGAATCTGTAGAATCATTAATAAAGGTTTTAGCATCAACGGTGAAGTCCTTAGTAATAGTAACAGTTTCATTAAATCTAACCTTACCATTAAATGTAACAGGACCATCAAACTGAGATAGAATCTGTTTGGATGATCCACCCTCAACAAGTAATCTCTGTTTAATAATTACTTCATCAAATACAACACTCAATTGACTTGGATCTTCACCCGTTACAGTTGGAACTGGAATATCAAATGTTATCTGTTCACCAGAGTCAGATGAAATCTTAGTGTTTCCAATATAGAAATCACCCTTATCATTCATACCTGTGTAAACAACAGTACCACAAGATGTTTCTTGTGATTGTGATAAGAACTCTTCCCTTTCAGTAGGTGTCTTTAATTGAACCTGTGGAAGAGCAGTTGAATAGTTACCTGGACCATAACCAAGATATTCAAACGTATGACCAGATGCACGAAGTATAGAAGGTCTTCTTAATTCAATAGGTATTGGTTTAATCTTCTTAATCTGAGAGTTAATAACATGATTATCAACAATAGTACCTAATGCACCACGAAGAACTGTTATTTTACCAGATGAGAGTGTACTCTTAACAACTCTCATTATCTCTCCATCAATTTGAATGTAAGAACCTAAAGGTAATCTACTTTCTATTGACTCTTGAGTGGTTGTTCCATCAGATAATTTAATTGTAAACTTATCACTTGTTGCACTATTAATCTCTTCACCAAGTATTAAATTCTCATGCTCAAAGAATGATAATCCTCTTGTACCTAAATTCTCACCAGCCTTATCAGATCCTGCATTATTAGAAGACATTCCATGCTTGAGGATGTAAGTAGGATTTACTAAATCAGTAGTAGATCCAATATCTACTTTGAAAGAAGTAACATCAATAACTTCAGAAACTATAAAATCACCAAGATTGTTATCATTATTATCAAGAACTCTGAATGAATTACCCTCTAATAAACCATGAGCAGCAGTACATGTAACTGTACTTATTGTAATATCATCAGGGTTTGGACTTGGTAAAGCAGCAGATGAAACCGCTACCCAAGGACCTAAATCAATTACTTGTTGACCATCAAGAATCCTATCTGTAAGAGGTTTCTTAATTGCAATAGATTTTGTAGAAGGAACAGCATTTATTCTATAATAAGCATCAGTTCCTGTACTTATACCTGTTACTTGAACATAATTACCTGTTGCAGTTGTTATACCAGCCTCTACAAAAGCGACATTTGAACTTGGAGCTCCACCAATACCACCAGCAGATGGTAATGAACTATCAAAGTATAATGGACTTAAACTTGAACTATAAGCAGAACCAGATTGTTCGATTTCATATTCAGTAACTGCTCCACCACTAACAACAACTTTAGCAGTAGCACCTTTCCATACAGCAGAAGCTGGTGCAGATGCATCATCAAATAATTTTATATTATGATATGTACCATCAGTATGACCTGATCCACCTGTTAATGTTCCACCATAATTCAAACCTTGAAGATCATGCTCCTTATCTAAATTCAATATAGGAGAAGTTCCATCGTTATTAGTAACATTAGTAATACTATTACTAATACCAAAATTTAATAGTGCTTTATTAGCAGTTTCTCTGGTAATACTCTTCTTAAGATCATTAGTTACAACATCACCAAGAGGGAATCTTTTTGCATAACTTGTTGCTTCCTGTGGATTATCTTCAACATTATCTCGATCTAATTCTGGATAAAGATTAACAACATTCTGATTATATCTCGAATCAGTAAATTGTTTTTCAAGTTTGTTTCCACCATTTAAAACATATAGATGATAAACACCATCCTGAGATCCTTCAACATATTTGTTTATAGTTTCAGATCTATAGATGAATAGGTTTTGATCATTATTGTTTCTTTGGAATCTTGGTAAAGAAAGTGATCTTGTATGAACGTCATTATTCCAAGTTCCTACATTATGAACTACATCTAAAATATCAGTTGTCTTATATGTAAAGGTTTTAGAATCAATAACACTAATTACTTTAAAGGTTCCATTATATCCACGATTCTCAATACCAGTTGGATTAACAGTACAAGTTAGGTTTTTAAGAGTAATAACTTCATCAGGATTTAAATTATGATTTTTATCAGATCTAATAGTAACAATTTTTGTACTTACATTATAATCAAGATATGAAATAAATCTTGTATTTCTTTCAAAATCATACCCTAATGTAGCAGAATCAGTTATTATATCATTTAATGTAAAATCAACATCATCTCTAACATTTGTATCACTGGATTCCTGTATAACAAAACTATCTTGTGGATCTCGTGCATTCTTTAATTCTTTAGGAATAACATATCTAAACTTGTATAGTTTATCATCTAAACTTCTACTATCACTCTTTCTGGTAATATAAGGTATCTCATCATTTGTATCAGATAACGTTGCTCTATTAGCATAAATCGTATTTCCAGAACCACCTTCTACATGAATAAACCAACCACCAACTTTAGTTTCACTACCAATAGTATATGTTGAGGTATCAAACTGCATTGGATGACCAATTTCACCAGGATCCTTATCAGATACTCTACTAATAATATGTAAAATACCAGCATCAGGGCTTGATATTGTATTAATATATGCAGGTGTTGTTCTTTCTGCGTTAGTCTTAGATGCTGCAATCTGTATTTCAAGACTGTTTAACTGAATACCATCTTGTCTTGTACTATTCTTACCATCAGTAATTGCATAGTATATCTTATGAGGATCTAATCCTTCAGGAAGATCTGCATTATCTTTAAAAATTCTTATAGACTCACCATTACTTAACTCATGTCCACCAGCAATTGTTATCTTATGAATTGCATTGGAAGAATTATTAGTAGTATCATTATGAATTGCTTCGTATGCTTTTTCTGAAGTAAATGAAGTACCTGTTGGATTATCACCAGCATCACGAGTAGAACATACAATTTTTGCTTCCCAAGTACTACCACCCTTCTCAATGTATAATTTTTCATTAACTTTTGCACCAATTCTAAATCCTTGAGCAATCTCTGAAGGTAGAACTGATTTATTGTCTTGCCCTAATAAGTATATTCTTTCATCATTAGCAGCAGCAACAATCCTTGCTTTATCTAATTGGGGTAAATCTACTCTGGTATCTGCAGAAACAACTGCTTTTGGTGTAATAACTGAAGTGATAAATCCTTTATTATCCTTATCAAACGATTCTTTCTTAAATCCATCAGCAGCAAGAGCAAACTGACCGAAGTTAGAGTTAGAGTTTGTAATTGATGCGTCACCACCAGACTTCATTAAGAAGTGAATGTGATAACCAATAGCGAACACAGAAACGATCTGTAATACAGCATCATTTGCTAATGTAATATGTGCAGTCTTCCACCCATTCCTATAAACAGCATCCTTATCTAAGTGATATACCTTTGAAGGATTTGGTGATGATGATTTAGATGATAAAGTTTCACCAGTTTGTTTGGTGTAATCTATAACATCAAAATCTCTACTTCTAGCATTGTACTTTGTAAATGCTCTATCATCTTTCTGCAAAGAGACACCAGTGAACTGGGCAACAACCATAGATTTAAATCCAGTTGCCTTAGATCCATCTGCCTTCATACCCTGCATACCATAAACTGATCTCAATGAACAGTTAAAGATATAAGGAGATGCACCAGTAACAGTATCAACTTCAACACTTACTGTTGCATTACCAACACTTAATCCACCTGCAACTCCAGCAGGTAAAAATGGATCTACTTGTGGTAATAGATATGTGAATTGAGTATCACTTAAAACACTCTGAACCTTTGTAGAAATATTATAATCTGGTACATTAACCTTTTCAATTTTAATTGGAGTTCCACCAGTTAATTCATGAGGAATAGCAGTAGTTACAGTAACAACTGGACCAGGAGTTGCACCATCACCAGATCTAAGTGCTGTAATTTGAATTCTATCAGATGAGAAAGCACCTACAATTTCATACTCAGGTCTTTGTTTCGCAAAAGATTTTGCATCAGAAGGGAATTTTTGATCAATATCTCTACTTGAAGCCCTATTATATGCATTAGATAGTTTACTATAATAAACATCTAAATCAGTTAATCCACCAAAAGAATCTAACTTATTAATACCATCAGCATATTCAAATACAGTTAGTTTATGGTGAGAGAATACTGGTTTTGATCTATTAGTAAGGTCAAAATTAGTTGGGTCAGTATATACTAAAGTATTCTCGTCTCCATCAAAAATAGTAAATTGCCAGAAATAACAAGCACCAGTAACCCTAAAGAGTGCAGATCCCTTTACATTCTCATCAGTAGGATTAGGAACATACTTAGGTCTTATCTTCGTCTTTCTTAAATCTAATCCAACAACAGAAGTTCCTCTTGGAATTATAACACCACCTTCTGTACTATTAAACTTATAAAGTATATTATCTTCTTGTGTTAAATCAAAGTTTGAATTAAGAGTTAAAGTAAGTGTATTCTGTGCTCCACTCTCTGATCCATTTGGACTTATTGCCTTTGCAACACCAGATTCATTTTTAATACCAAAGCCTGGTCTATTATCTACAAGGTGTTCACCAGGAAATAATAATATAGTTGTCTTCTCTACTATATCATTATCATTACCTCTTAAATATGAAAATCTTGCTGACTCTAAGAGTGCTCTTTGTAAGGTCTTAAATGGTTTTGTTAATGAGTTACCCTGATTTTCAATTCCATCAGTGGCATCAAGATCATTGGGATTTACATAAAGAATGCGACCTTCACTATTCTTTATAAAATTCTCTAACTTATTAAGAGGCATCTTCTTATACTACTGTCCAGGTGGTATTTCTATACTTTATTTAGCTTTGTTAATTACAGGATCAATATAGGTAATAATTTCTGGATCTGCAGTATCTTTTATAACTTCCATAACAGACATAAATTGATCAATATTATCACACTCAACCACTTTCTGATCACCCAGATCACTAAAAAGTATAATAGTTCTTTTACATATATTAATTAATATACTTTCTACAGATTCATTCGGATCATTATCCATTTAACTATACCAATTTTTTAATATGATACCACAAAAATTAAATCTCGTCAAGATAATGTTACATAATACCATGTAACTGCTACTCTTTTCTTACCCTTAGTTACAGATTGACCCGAATGTGGATAACACCAATTAGAAGGAAAAATTAAACCATACCCTGCCTTTGGTTTAAAAGTTGCATGTGGAAATTCTGTTCCACCTCCCTCAAATCCATTAGACAAATAAACAATCACAGATATTTTTCTTTCATATTCAGGTAATTGTGGTCTTTGAGCAGCATCGTGATGAAATTTATACTCTTGTCCACCACTATATTCAAGTATCTGTATACTTTCTCTCCAAGATTTTGTGCCTCTACCACCAGGAACAGGATAATATGTAAAATTCTGACATAATTTTGATACTTTAAATTTATAATCAACTAAAGCAGAATTGATTCTATCATGTAAAAGATTAGTCGCTTCATCACCATCAACTAATGATGTTGAAACACTTGATCTTATAGTAGTATCAACTTTAGCTTTATTTTTTATATTTCCACTAAAAACAGTCGCTTTTTTAAATTCACATGTTTCGTCTATATGCTTATTAATTATTTTTAAATCTTCATCACTAAGAATTTTAATAATTTGTATTAAATCATTCATTACAAATGCCAAATATTAATAATAATTATTATAACACATTTATGATGGTTTTGTTGGCCAAGATGAATGTGATGCTTTATATGCGATATCCTTTACATTACTATCAGTAACATTTGCTGGCAAATCTCTTAATTCCTGTCTGTATGTACTCCATTCTGCTTTCTTAGTAGAATCTAATGGGGAATCAGGATATTGAGTCCAATCTGAAGCAGATAATTTTTTATTTCTTTTCATTCTAAGTTGTTTATAATGGTCACTTGTAGTACGTAAATCTACTGGTTGTGGAACTACAATTGTTGATTCAAAATAAGATTGCCCAACACCAACACCATCTGCAATTCCAGTTGCTGCTAAAGCAACCTGAACAGATCCAGTAGGAGGTGTCCAAGTAGTTGTATTACCATCCCATTCTATAATGTTTGTTACTATATTATTTTCAATAATAGCATACCTACCCATTTTAATTACCTCTTAAAAACCAAATACCATTATACACCCATTTGATCCAGAATTACCAGAAGTATTCTGATCACAGGTTACAACACCATCTGCACCTTCTCCATAACTTCTACCACCCCAAGCAGACATTCCACCTTGAGCTCTTGCAGCATGTTCATCGACAGTAGTATTACCAGCACTTGTGGCCATATTACCATCTCCACCATTTGCACCATTCATCCCAAAACCATTACCTGCTCCACCAGTACCACCCTCAGATACTCTAGTATTAGGAGAGTAATCTGTTCCACTACTTCCAGTACCACCTGCACCATAAAGACCAGTATTTCCAAATGTTGTTGTTCCACCAGTTCCACCAGTTCCACCAACCCATCCACCACCAGAGGAACCACCACCTCCACCAGTTCCGACAGTTACAGACATTGAAGCAGGTAAACTTGATGCAGCATAAATCCACATACCCATACCACCAGCTCCACCACCACCAGTAGCACCACCATCACATCCATCATCATCTTGTGCATTAGCACCACCAGATCCACCACCTCCACCAATACAAATTACCCAAAAATGACTATATCCAGATGGTTTTGTCCAAGTTCCAGATGATGTAAATGTTTGTAAATTTGCACCACCACCGCCACCACCAGCAGAACCATTCGATGCTGCTGTTATTCTACCTTGTTGGTCAACAGTTATGTTTGCATTAGTATATGAGTCAGGAGTTACAGCAGTATTATCCAGATTCATTGTAAATTCATTCTGACTCTGAACTGAATTTGTAAGAGCAGTTCCAGCATTGAATTTAATAGTATAATCAGTTGCGGATGAAGTATTTTCTGTTCCGTCTAATTTTAAATTAACATTTCCACCGCCAGCATTTTCAACAGTATATGAATAAGTTGTATCGACATTAGTACCTGGAGGACCAGGAGGACCAGGAGTTCCAGTTCCTGGAGGACCAGGAGGACCAGGATTACCAGTTCCAGGAGTACCATCCTCACCATCTTCACCTGGAGGACCAGGAGGACCACTGCCTGGAGGACCAGGAGGACCTGGTGTAGTTGAATCTTCTCCTGGAGGACCAGGATTACCAGGAGGTCCTGGAGGACCAGAATCTAATGGAGTAAACTCTAAAGCAGTTTCTCCCGAATTTACTTTAACTGTTTTACCAGATTGTCCAGAATATCCAGGAGAAGTATCAGGAGTATCTGTTAATTCTAAAAATGTTCCTGCACCACCACCAGTGCCTGGAGGACCAGGAGGACCAGGAGGTCCTGGAGTATTTCCTGGAGGACCAGGAGGACCAGGGTTACCAGTTCCTGGAGGACCAGGAGGTCCAGGAGTTGCAGGACCAGGAGGACCAGGAGGACCTTCAGGTCCATTACTTGGAACTCTATCCCAAGCATACCCATTCCACTTCCACATCACACCATTTTCGGTATGAGTCTCGTCTAGTTCAGGACTATTTGGAAAATCAAATGCTGCCATTATCCACTCTCTGGTATCACCACTATATTGTACCATTTAATAGGGTACGAACCACTAACAGCATCTAAATTAGCAGTATGTCCATCTGCAAGCCAAAATTCATCTACAAAAGTTCCACCATTAGTTGCTACAGCTCTGGTCATTTGACCAGAACTTGTAATATGTTTACCAAAACCTACAAATCTATCATTAGTTCCACTAGTTTCTTCAAACATATAACCAGATCCAGCTGATCCAAATCTCAATTTAATACCAACAGTCGATGCTTGAGAATTATCTGCTGCAAGAGCAATACCAATAATCACACGAACATTCTCACCAGTGCTATTGGTATAACTCCAATTACCCGATCCTGAATATACTGTTGCTGCCATAATCTTTTAATTTCCTGTTTACTATTTATGGCAATCCCATTGGAATATGCCATTGACTTTCAAATGGACCAGCACCACTACCAGCAGCAGAACCTGGAGGACCAGGAGATCCAGCAGGACCTTGTGCTACTGCTACCCATTGATCACTATTACCATCATTATAATACACATATAATGCTCCAGTGTCACTTTCCCACCACAAATCACCCTCTGAAGGTGCAGGAGAAGTTGGTGGAGTTTCACTGATTTGTAGTCCAGCAATACCTGCAGGACCAGGAGGTCCAGGAGTACCTGGAGTACCAGGAGTTCCATCATCTCCATCAGGACCTGGAGGTCCAGGAGAGGGAGGACCAGGAGGACCTGGGTTTCCTGGAGGACCAGGAGGACCACCAGCAGGACCAGGAGGTCCAGGATTACCATCTTCACCTGGAGGTCCAGGAGTTCCAGGAGTACCAGGAGTACCTGGACTTCCAGTTCCTGGAGGACCAGGATTACCAGGAGTTCCATCATCTCCATCGGGACCTGGAGGTCCAGGAGGTCCATTTGGAGGACCTGGAGGACCAGGAGGACCTTCATCCCCATCATCACCAGGAGTTCCAGGAGTACCTGGAGGACCAGTTAATCCACCAGGTCCTGGAGGACCTTCAGGTCCAGGAGCACCTGTATTTCCAGCACCGTCGATTCTTCTCCATACTACACCATCCCACTTCCATATAGCACTACCATATTGGTAAGTCTCATTTATAGTAGGACTATTAGGAAAATCAATATGGTTCGACATTCTGTACTATTATACCTCTCTTATTTATTCTTAGGTTTTCATAATATAACATAAAGCATAGTATGGTGGCAAGTTTTTATCAGTTCCACTAACACCTTCACTACCAACAGATGTAGATGTAGATGTACTTACAGAAGGAGTTGCAGAAGGATTACCTGTATTACCAGATACAGATCCAGATATACTTACACTTTCATTACTTGTACTACCAGATACAGATATTGATACGGTTTCACTTCCAGAACTACCACTAACGTTAGCAGATCCACTACCACTGTACATATTCTGCATACTACCCCAAGCAGGATACGTATAAGATTGTTGTCCCCAAAGAGTATTATACGCTGGTGCTGGCATATAATGTTGGTGACCAGAATCACTTACAGTAACACCATGACTATGCGAATCGGATCCAGATCCTGAAAATGAATGGTCATGAGATCCAGATGCAGAGAAAGAATCTGAGAATGAGTGTGTATGATTCGTACCACTTAAAGAAGATGAAGATGAAGATGAAGCAGAATGATTGTGAGAAACAACTACAGCATCTTTACTACCACCAGTAGCATCAACAGAATAACTATTACCTGCACCAAGTACAAATCTATCAGTTAAATTTGGTGTACTATTATTACCATCACAAAGTGTCCACCCAGAAGGGATAGCGTTTGATGCACCAGACCAAATTAAAATAACACCAGTAGGTATTCCAGTATCTCCTGCAGTTCCTGGAGGACCTGGAGGACCTGGGTTTCCAGCACCACCTGGAGGACCATCATCTCCTGCAGAACCTGGAGGACCTGGAGGACCAGGGTTTCCATCAGATCCTGGATTTCCATCAGATCCTGGGTTTCCATCATTACCATTAGTACCTGGGGTTCCATCATTACCATTAGTACCTGGAGTACCATCATCACCATCAGTTCCAGGAGGACCAGGAGGTCCAGAAGAACCTTGAGGTATACTAAAATCAAATATAGCAGCAGAAGAAGTACCACTATTAGTAACTGATGCAGGAGTTCCAGCAGCAACAGTTGTTGTAGGTCCTGCTGCTATAGTTGCTGCAGCACCTGGAGTTCCATCATCTCCATCAGTTCCTGGAGGTCCAGGATTTCCATCAGTACCTCTTAAATCTCCAGTTACAAAACCAAGACCATCAGTTGATGTAAATGTTACTTTTCCTGTAGAAGAAGCATATGTACCACCTGTCCATCCACTACCATCACCTCCTGCAGATCCTGGAGGACCAGGGTTTCCATCAGTTCCTGGAGTACCATCATTACCTGGAGTGCCATCATCACCAGCAGGTCCAGGAGGTCCAGGAGGACCACCAGCAGGACCAGGAGGTCCAGGACTACCTGGTGTTCCATCACCACCAGGAGGTCCAGGAGGTCCATTTGGAGGTCCTGGAGGACCAGGAGGTCCATCATCTCCATTATTTCCTGGTGTTCCATCAACACCATTAGTACCATTTGATCCTGGTGTTCCTGGAGTACCATCAGTACCATCATTACCATCATTACCTGGAGTTCCTGGAGGACCAGGAGGACCAGGAACTGTAGAATCAGCACCTGCTGGTATAACAAAATCAAATACAGCAGCAGAAGCAGTACCAGTATTAGTAACTGATGCAGGAGTTCCAGCAGAAGCAGTAGATGTAGTTCCTGCGTTTAAACTTGCTGCGGGACCAGGAGGACCAACAGCAGCATCGCCACTAATAGTTACCCACTGACCATCCTTCCTTATCTTAACTGCCATAATATATTAAATAGGTTTTGTCACTACCTGCCTTGTTCTTGGCCATTTAACTCCAGTTGCACCACTAGTAAAACTTCCACCATTACTATGATATTTCCTTCCTGTTACAGATGTACTATCTATATCTGGTCTACGATTACTATGATTAGGATGTGGATAAACAGTTCCAGTTTCTGGTCTTTTTTTAACATATTTTAACATTCTATTAGGAGAATCCAACAGTCCTTTTTTTCGGAGTGCATAATTGGTTATATCACCATCATTACCAACATTATCTGTTGCATTCTCTATTAAATGTTGAAGAACATCTGATTGTTTTAAATTTGGTTCCTGTTCCAAAAGACAAGCAATTACTCCTGCCACTTGAGGAGATGCCATACTTGTTCCAGTCATTGGTCCAATAAAAAAACTACTACTTCTTGGATCTTGTTTAATACGAGCATTTACCCCATTACCATTATTATTACTACCTCCATCACCTTTATCATCATAATAAGCACCAACAGTTCCATTTCCTACAGCCCATATATCAACTGCTTTACTATATGTACTAAAATTATCTCTATATTCTGCTTCATCAGGACTAACAGATCCAACAGCAATTACATCACCTGTAGTAGTTCTTAAATTCTGAGGTGTAGATCCTCTCATTGCCCACCATTCATTGTATCCTGTTAATCCAATTGCCCAATCGGGCTTACCATATACTTTAGTATTATAATCTATTTCATTCTGTATTGTACCTCTTGTAGAATAATTACCTGCTGCAGAAACTACAATTATTCCCTCCTCAAACATGTCCTCTAAATCAGCTATTGGTCCTGCCAAAAAATAGGTATAAAATCCCATTTCGCACCACCAAACATTATCATTATCAACAGCACTATAGGCATAATAACAAAATATTCCTTCAGCCTCAAGTATTGCTTTTTTTTCAAAATCACTTCTTCCAGCCATATCAGAAAATCCAGTTCGACCATCCATACCAGTCACTTGACTAAGACGCATTCTGTTAGTATTACCCCAACTCATATTAATAATAGTTGGATTCTTTCTACCTGTTGCTGGATTTACTGTCTTTATATTATTATGCCAGTGTCTTATACAATCATAAGAAAAATCTGGTGCAGAACCACCTATAGCAGAATTTCCATGATTTCTTTTCAATAAATTGGTTTGAAAAGTTATATTATAAATGTTTGCATCTCTTGCCCAACCATGAGTATTTCCAGCCGCAAGTGAAGCAACATGATTTCCATGATTACTTCCAGCAGATCCCTCACTCCATGTAGTACCACTAATAGTATAACTCTGTGAACCATAACTATACGTATCAGAAGTAACCATGTTATTAGCCGACATCATAGATGCATAATCACTCCCAAACCAATTTATTTGATTAACTCTAGATCCACCACTACCATCAGCATTTATTGCAAATTCTGGATGATCTGAATTAATAAAATGATCCATAATCACAATATCAACATTTTTACCAGAACTTGTTGTATTAGTAATCTTTGTTTGATTTTCTATACCAGAAGCATTAAACATTCCCCAATCTGGTGGAATATTAGAACCATCTAAATGTCTTGCAATTCCCCAATTTTTATGTGTATTATTCCAAGTAGATGCTTGATCAGTCTGGTTCCAAAATCTAGTATAAGTTTTAGATTCATTCTGATATGGACCACTCGCATTAAGTTCTGGAAATATACCAAGAGCAGATGGTTCTAATTCAACAGCCAATACTCTTGAATCTTTTCTCAGTTCTACTGCTTCCTCATCAGTTAATTCATAATTTGTATTTCTACTAATATCTCTTTTCTCAGTACAGTTACAAACTCTAGTTGGTACAGTTGCATTACCAGATGATGCTTCCATCTCAGTATAAAAGTTGTCCAAATCATCATATTTTTTTAGAGTAACAACATATTTTTTAGTAGACATCTATTAAGCCTCCAACTGTAATACTTGGAAACTAACAGATATAGATGCAGAAGAACTGGATCTATTTTTTATTTTTGCATACATGGTTGTAGAGTAGTTCGCCTCACCGTTAAATCCAATAACTCCAGGAGACATCATAAAAGTACCATTACCAATTACTTCTGCAATAACACCAGAACCTGGAGCAGGGTCTGTTCCTTCAAGTCTATTAGCATCAGCATTTGCTGAAGTTGAATCTGTATATAATCTTACCCATGCATCGCTTGTTGTAAGGATTTTGAAAAGAGCATAAGATTTAAATCCTGTAAAGGTCTTATTCTTTATTTCTCCTCCAGTATAACTTTCAGTAGGTATAGTGATCGAAGTTCTTGATGCTAAAGTACCACCACCTCCACCACTACCAGAGGCAGTAATAGTAGTTCCAGTAACAGTAAGATTAGAACCAACAGTTAAATACGTTAATTTACCTGCAGAATCATCCCAAAATACTAATTTATCTGCACCTGCATCATCTGCAATAATGTCACCACCACTTATTGAAAGAACATCCGTTACATTTGTACCTATAGAAAGACTACTACCTCCACCACCAGAGGCAGCAATAGTAATCTTTTTATTAGAAGTATCATGAGTTAATGTAACATTACTACCAGCAACCAAAGAAACATCGTCATCATTGTTACCACTATCTCTTAATCTAATAATAGCATCATTACCAGTTCCCGAACCACTTGATGAACTATGTTCGGCATATATTAAATCATAGGTTGTATCGGATCCACCGCCACCGCCACCAGAAACAGATTCCCATTTAGGTGGTGTATTAGCACCTTGGCTCATTAATACTTCACCTGAAGTTCCATAATCAACTGATCCTACATGACCTATTCCGAAAGCACCAGATCTATTAACTGCAAATCTTTGAGTACCAGTACCTCCAGTTTGTGTTATCTGATCAATAATTCTTATTACATGATCAGCCTCTCCAGCAACACCTGAATTTCCACCATAAACATCAATTGCATAATCCTGATTTCCTTGTGAATTTTCAAATTGTAAATGACCACCTTCATTATTCATGTCATCTGTTGCATGAAGAAGAGTTTCACCAGTAGCAGCAACTGTCAAAGCTGCTGAAGCAGTACCAGAAGCAGTATATAATGTAATAGGTCTATTAGTTAGATTATTAGATGAAGCAAATATTCCAAAATAGTTAGTATCATTATAGAAACCTGCTACATTATTTCCAGTCTGAGTACCATAAACTTTCAACTGTTTAAGTGTTGTAAGCTCAATTGTAGTACTTCCTTCTGTTTTAAATACAATATTACCATCAGTACCCGTATCAATACATTCTACACTTGTATTGCCTTCTTCTATCTTATCTGTAGCACCACCGCCACCACTACCACCAGAGGCAGCAATAGTAATCTTTTTACTAGAAGTATCGTGAGATAATGTAACATTGCTACCAGCAACCAAATAAACATCATCATCATTACTACTACTATCTCTTAGTCTAATAATCGCATCATTACCAGTTCCCGAACCACTTGATGAACTATGTTCAGCATATAGTAAATCATAGGTTAGACTACTACCTCCTCCTCCACCACCACTATAAGTTTCCCATTTAGTACTACCGTTTGTATCTACCCTTAAAAACTGTCCTGAAGTACCAAAAGCACCTGTTCCATCTTTTAACTTTTGACGAAGCTGTACATAATCTGTTCCAACACTAAAAGCAGGACCAGAAGCATTGGACATTGCTCCATAGAACAAAAGTTCATTTTTCTCAGGTATATTTCCAGCTATAGACTCCCAATAGACTCCTATAGCAGCAGTGGCAGTTGCACCTGAATTTCCTGAATCCCAAAACTCTAATAATCGTACACTAGACGTATTAATTCTAAACAGAGAAGAACCAGCAAATCCATTACTACCATCATTATATTGAATATAATTAGCACTTCCTCCAGCAGATGCTGATCCACCACTAACATCAAGAGTAGTTCCATTGATAGTAACGTTAGTACCCATCATTAAATATCTTAATTCACTTGCAGAATCATCCCAAAACAGAATCTTATCTGCTTCTGGATCACCAGCAGAAAATACTCCACTACCACTTACTGAAAATATAGATCCTATGGATGAATCCATAGTAATTCCACCACCTGAATTGGCAACCCATGACATCTCTCCACCAGTAGTTGATGATAAAACATATCCACTAGAAGTTGGATACGCTAATGGTAATTCATAAGCATTAGTTCCACTTGTTGTCCTTTTATTCTGGAATGTTATATTTCCTACACTAGATCCACCACCAGAAAGATCAAGTATTGCACCAGAACCTGATGTATTAACATCACCTTCAAGAGTAAACTTTGCAACACCACTATTAGCTGATAATGTAGCAGCAACTGTACCATCTATGGTGGTTATAACTGTACCATTACTTCCACTATCAGTTATTTCTACCTTACTATCAAGTTCTTCTATCTTATCTAATGTAGTAGATCCTCCACCACCTGAAGGAGCATTAGTTAATTCAAGAGCATTTCCAGCAGCATTTACCTTAATCCATTTATCAGCAGTAAATGAACTTGGAGTATCAGTAAGTGAAAGAAAACTGGATTGGAATCCACTACCACCATCACCACCAATTATATTCCACTTGGTTCCGTCCCATTTCCAAGACTTATTAATAACACCTGTCCAAGCACTATGTACTTGACCATTACTCGGACTGTTTGGAAAATTTATAGCCATTATTTAATTACTGAAATTTACCTATAATTGTATTTAGCTAGCTGGTAGGTGTTGAAGTTTGATTTGGTTCTACAATAAGATTACCATCAGCATCTGTCATATTTAATCCTTTAATAGTAGCATCTTGTCTTTCACCAACAACCATCCACGAAACAGTATCTGTAGAAGTAGTAGCTTTTGATTGTATGGTTAATTTATTACCAGTAACAGATCCTTTAACAACAGTCCATCCCGTTTCATTTGATGTAAAACATTGTACATCTCTATTCAATGCTTCAAAAGTACCTTCAGTCATACCAGCCTTAGTATCAAGATTAACTGTAGCAATACCAGCAACTAAAGCAACAGTACCACGATAGATAAGATCCATTTGTGGACCTTCAATAAATGAATGAACTAAGTCCTTTGTAGTTGTAAGACCAGCAACAGGATGAGGTATTCTAAACGAACCACCAGCTTTACTAAGAGTACCATTAACATAAACTTCATTACCACCAGATGTGCCACCAGTATTCTTTAACTGTAAAGGGAAGGTGAAAGTAGTACCACCAACATAGAAGAGCATAGAACTATCTCCTCCACCAATACTACTATGGTAGCAAGTTATTCTTGAACCAAATACACCAGCATCATCATGAAATGCAAGTGAACCATTTAAAAAACTATCATACTGTAAATTACAACCAGCAAAACCACTTCCATCATTAATTTGGAGTTGATTAGCAGACCCACCTGGACTTCCACCGCCACCACTTGGAGCATCAGTATATTCTAAAGCAGTACCACCAGAATTAACCTTTAACCACTTATCAGCAGTATATGTTGAAGGTGTACCAGTTAATCCAGTAAATGAACCTGATGGAGCATCAGTATATTCTAAAGCAGTACCACCAGAATTAACCTTTAACCACTTATCAGCAGTATATGTTGAAGGTGTACCAGTTAATCCAGTAAATGAACCTGCTGCTATTGGTGTATTAACCCAATTAGTACCATTATATTTTAAAGTATCATTATTATCAAGTCCAGTAAGTACAACATTTGATAGAACTTGTTTACCATCAAACATTAAGTTATTAGAATCAACACCTAACGATTTCTCTACATTGGTATCAGATACAAACTTTATACTATTATCCGATAAGAATAAATGTCGAATCTTATACTCAGCATTACCCAAATCATATTGTGCATTTGATTCAGGAATTATATGACTGGAAATTCTAATTTTATTACCAACTTCCCTACCCTTCAATACTCCTTGAAGGTGTATTCCACCATCACCAAAATAAGCAGTAGATCCTATACCAACAGTATGACCAATCCCAGTATCACCTAATGTAGCCATACCAGATACATTAATAGATGAAGTCGCAACATTAGTAAATGTAGGATGTGTGGATGATGGAATACTACCAGCAGCATCAACCCATTGTGAACTATCAGCATCTTGATAATATATCTTTAATTCTCCTGCAACAGAATCCCACCATAAATCACCATCTGAAGGAGTTGATGGTGCAGTATCATCAGTAGTTACATTAGCACCACCACTTCCACCACTAACAGTATCCCATTTAAGACCTCCAGCAGTAGAAGTTAATACCTGACCTGGTGTTCCTGTACTATCATCTTTATCCTTTATACCACCAACAAATGTAGAAACTCCAGTTACATTTAATTGTCCTGTAGTGGTAGTTCCAACAACATTAATTCCCGAACTTGCTGTTTCAAGACGTTTTGTTCCATTAAAGTACAAATCAACTGAATCATTTTTGGTGAAGACAGCCATATTGGTGTCACCAGAACCAGTACTATCTAATATCTTGAAATCTCCAGTATTACCAAAAATAGCTACTCTACCATGTCCATCAGAACCAGTAGTACCAGCACCATCCATATGCAAACCAGCAGTAATTCCACCTGCTATACCAGTCATCCTTATAGAACTTCCACTAGCAAAACTCAAAACACCGTCCGTAAAGCGATACCTTTCATTGCCATCAAGTGTAAGTGCAATCTTTCCGTTAGATCCACTATCTACTACTTCTACTGAACTATTATCTTCTTCTATCTTATCTGTAGCACCGCCCCCAGAACCAGATTGATCTGCCCATTTCCAGTTAGTAGCTTCAGCAGCATCATATACTAAAACTTTATTAGCACCAACAGTACCACCAGCATTAATATGTTTCTCTTCTATTACATCATTATCAATACTCCAAACAGCACCAGTATTTGTTACTGAAATATCTCCTTTGTCACCATCACTAATTCCATTATTAAAAGAAGAAATAGTAAGTTTCTTATTAGTAGTATCATGACTAAATGATACATTAGGACCAGAAACTATACTAATCTCATCATCATTATTATTACTATCTCTTAACTTAATGATTAAATCATTACCAAGTCCACTACCAGATCCTAAACTATGCTCTGTATATACTAAGTCATATGTTGTATCAGTTGCACCACTAACAGTTGCCCAAGTATTATCACCTCTTAAATATGTTGTCGCATCTTTTGTTCCTGTAGCAGATAATTCAGTAGTACCAACAGTACCAGAATCAATATTCCAAGTTGCACCTGAGTTTGATACAGTAATATCACCTTTATCTCCATCAGATATACCACCACCAATAGAACGGAATACGGATTCTGTTCGTGGTATTGGTTCTATGGTAATAGTTCCAAAATGACCAGCAAACACTGCCATATTAAAGTAATAATCTCCAGAAAGAGATGCCATGTCACCATCTTCTCTTAAGAAGAAAGTTGGATTACTATCTGCACGAACAGGAGTACCAGGAGTTTGATTAGTAGTATAAACCCACCAAGCTGCTTCTTGATTACCATAATGGTCAATACCCTTTATCCACACCTTACGATGTGGCATATCAATTACAAAATGAAGTTCATTGCCCCAATTTATACTGGTTAATTTTTCTGTAGCACCATGAGTAGTCCAATCAAATCCAGAATTCATTACAATATTACCAGCCTGATCACCATTTGCTATCCAATTACCACTTGGAAAACCACCTTGGAATACTTTATATAAATTATTTGTTAGATCTTGAGATTGACCCTCAGTTTTAATACTTGCATCATCACTCATATACCATCCCCAATACTGACCACTATTAGCAGCAGCTCTAAATTCATAAATTGTATCATTATCTAATTTTATACACTTAAGGTCCATATGACCTGCAGCACCAACACTTACAGTACGATTATGACCATCAACCATATTTGAATATGTCCAACCACTAGAAGAAGCAGTTGTGTCTATTGTTGGGCATTGAGGTCCACTTCCACTTCCACCTCCACTTCCACCTCCAGCAGAATTAATAGTAAATCCTGCAGCAGTTATATTACTGAAAGTAACATTAGTACCTGCTGAAAGAAGAATATCATCATCAGTAGTACCATCACTCAATCTTAATTTTACATTACTACTATCAGCAACTGATGATTGAGAATATGTTGTATCAGTTGTGTCAGTCCAAGTACCATCATCTTTAAAGAACTTACCAGTAGATGAAGCTGGTAATATAGGGACTAATCCAGCAGCAGACGTAGTAACATTACTATAAGTAGTATCTGTAGGTTCATTGGTATATTCTAAAGCAGTACCACCAGCATTAACCTTTAGCCACTTATCAGCAGTAAGAGAACTTGGAGTATCAGTAAGTTCAGTAAATGTAGGTAAAGCAGTCCAAGCATTATTGATACTAATACTATTACCTTGATTTGTATGGTGATGACACCAATAGTAAATTGTATCAGGTGCATCAGTAGGAACTACCCATGTTACTGTACGATCAGTGGCAGCATTGAATCCAGAAACATACTCTGCCATAGTCTTGTTTACACCATCCAATTTATATTGAATGCCTGTCATATAGTGTCCATTACCATTATGGTCACCATCATCACCTGCACTAAACATCAAAGGATGATTTGAACTATTAAAAGTTTCGTTAGATGAATCTGCCTGATCAAAGACATAAGTGACTCCCCTCTCAATATGATCCATTGGAGGATTCTGTACGCCATCCATGTAAAAAACACCTGATGCCTGACCATTAGCAGCTGTGCTTACTGTAACTGTAATATTCTTAACCGTGCTACCACTACTAGATGAAGATTGCCATGAGATACCACCTGATCCATCAGAAGTAAGAACTTCTCCAGTCGAACCATTAACTTGAGGGTATGTAAGTCCTCCAATGTTTATACCATTAGGACTAACTAATTTAAGAGCACCAGTAATATTATTAATGTAACTGTCTGTAGAATCGTGGTACAGTTTGAGGTCTGCACTAGATCCTATCTGAATCCAAGCATCATTACCAGCATCATCATCAGAACTAATATTTAACTTGTGGCAACTTACTTTACCACCAGCAGAATATCCATTAAAAACCTGAATTCCATCTGATGTAGTTTCAAAAGTTTTATTACCATCAAAATACAAAGAAATTTCTTTTGCATTTTGATGATTGGTCATCATGTATGTCTTAGTTCCATCACCATTCTTTAGTCTAAAAGTATTATTCCATATCTCAACGTGACCATTAGGAGCTGGACCTAATTGAATAGTACCTTCAACAGGATTATCAATTAAAAATTTACTACCATCATGTTTTATTCTTCCATCACCACCAGCACCATTGCCTGTACCAAGACGCATCTCTACGTTATCAGCAAAATTAATACCGTGATTGTTTGTATCTAAAGTTCCACCTAACTGGGGAGTCGTGTCTTCAACAATATTTTGAAGACCACCACCTCCACCACCAATACCACTGATAAGTTGCCAAGTATTATCCCCTCTTAAATATGTTGTTGCATCTGCTGTACCTGTTGCAGATAATTCAGTAGTACCAACAGTATCAGCATCAATATTCCAAGTAGCACCTGAAGCTGATACTGTTATGTCTCCTTTATCTCCATCAGATATTCCTCCACCACCTGACTGAACATCTGCGTCTAAAACACCAGTGGAAGAATCTATTGTTAATCTATCACCTATCTTAATACCACCGAGAGCAGAAGCAGTAGCAATAGGTAAAGTATAATTGCTTGCATTTGATTCTAAATTCCAAGATGTACCATCCCACTTCCAAGTTTTACCACTAGCAGTATGTGTTTCGTTTGTAGTTGGACTGTTAGGAAAATTAATAGCCATTATACTTTTATACTATCTTTTTTATATTTATTAACTCTATCCTGGCCATGTACCCCTAACATCAGCTCCACTGTGATGACCAGCAACACCAAGAATCCAATTATTAGTACCATTACTAGTTGGAAAATCAAGTGCATCATCTTTATTATCACTACAATCAACGAATGCTACAGTACATCTATTACAAAGAGCACCTAACGCAATACCACGAGATTGCATTCTACTTGCATTGGTTTGATTACCTCCAGTTCCTCCCATATTATCACCACCACATTGTCCACCTATTATCTGAATATCATTTGATGGAGAAGCAGCACGAATACCATCAGAAACATTAGTTTCACCCCACACTGTTGAACCATTCTCACAACATTGTGGGTTATTAATGAATATCTTCTTATGACTTGTACTTTGAATATTAATTCCATGATCACCATTACCTCTACAATCAGCATCATTTATTCTTAATACACCTGTAAAACCAGAGGTGGTTCTAAGTCCATTTTTCTTATTACTACCAATGTATGGAGAATTAATCCAAATAAAACTACCACCCTCAATAGAAATACCACATAAACTATTAGTATCAAAATCACAATCATTCAATCTGAAGAATGCTCCAGGATTAGTTGTTGATCCACTAGGAACAGATGAATCCATTAAGAATCCAATTTTACAACGATTAGATACACAATGATCAAACCATATTGAATTTACCCTATCTTTTATTTGAATTCCCACCGTATTATTACTTGCATTACCATTATTTGAATTACCGCCAAGTACATCACCATCAATAAGAACATTTTGACATCTTATTTGATCTATTTTTTCTGAACCACCTGCAGATGCACTAAACTGAAGACCAAACGAATTTGCTACATCAGGAATATGTCTAATTTCAATATCTCTAAGAATTGAAATAGAGTGTCCATCCATTTTAATTCCACTAAAGTGTTGTCTAATATAAAGTCTCTCAAGTTTAATCTGTTGAGTATTTGTAGTAGAATGACAATGAATAGCAGCACCAGCAGTTCTTGTAACTGCAGAATCAAATGTTAACTGTTTAATTTCTACATTTCTTACATTAGTTATTTTAAATATATCATCAGTAGCGTTTTGTGATATTAATCTTGCTCCTTCTAAATCAGCAGAACCAATTCTATAATTTGGTCCCATTATAACTATACCACCACCATCACCTAAAGGTCCTCCAGATGAATCAGAAATATTACTAGTTCCTCCCATATTACTATGTTGTTGACAATAATAATATAAAGTTACTGGAGCACTTGCATCTACCGTTATTTGTGTATATGCACCTGCCTGACCTGGAGTACCAACCTGAGTTACTCCAGTAGTATATTCAGTACCACCACCATGAGTACCATCAGCAGTTGTTGAAAATCTTAATGGATGATTATTATTAGTACTATCTGACATATCAAATTTATAAGTACCACCCTTCTGTAAAGTAATAGTAGGTTGTTCCTCACCATCAAAACTATACTTCATACTATTAACTGTTGAATAGTAAGTTCCATTATGTAAATTTATTGTGCCAGTTATTGGATAATCTCCATGAGGAACGTATAGAATACCACCAGTACTAGATAAAGACTGTATTGCTTTCTCAAAAGCAGCTCTATTAATAGTTCCTGATTTTGATGTACCTGCATTATCATCAGCAGTACTTGACCAATTAGTTACATTAACAACAGGTATATTACCACCAGTCTCAATAGTACCATTAACTTTTATTCCCGTTGCAGTGGTCTCTAATTTAGGACCTTGTCCACTATAATATAAACCAACAGATCCTCCAGCAGTACAATAGACGGCATCAGGACCAGTCATATGACGTAATTGAATATCACCATATGCTTGGATTTGTATTGCTTTATTCCAATTGTTATTACCAGTTTGATTATTATTCTGGATAGCAAATACACCAGTACCAGAACTTCTTATACCAGAGGTGTTATTAGAAGTATGGAATATTTCTAATTCTCCACCAGCACCAACAGTTATCCTAGCACCAGTACCAGTAGCACTACTATCTGCTGCTAAATTGAATGCACCTTCAAGTGTTAATGTATTTGTAGATAAAGAAGTATCAAAGGTAAACGTAGAATCACCACCAAATGAAGAATCATTATTAAATTGTACATGGGTATCACTACCACCTGGAGTAGATGGTGATCCACCCCCACCAGAAACAGTAATCCAATCAACTCCAGTTGAAGTTGAACTTAATACTTGTCCTGGAGTTCCTACGTCACCATCTTTATCTTTAATAGTAGCAGTTGATAAATCTAAACTATTCTTAATCTCAACACCAGTAGTCTGGTTAATAACCATATGAACAGTGTTAGGACTGTTCTGTTTTTGAAATATTACATCACCTCTACTCTCAATACTCATACCCCCAGTATCAGGGTTATTCAGAATCCATCTTTGAACAGAGCTAGAATAACCAATACTAGCTTTCATATTTATTGTGTTATTATCAGGTGCTCCCCAAAGTGCGAATGCATCTCTTGTGAAAGATAATCCATTAATACCAGGTTCCCAAGTAATATTACCAAAACCACCACCACTACCACCAGATCCATCAATAGTTAAACTTGGACCACTACCAGTATATCCTGTATCATTAGTCATTACAAGTATATCACTTCCAGCAAGTGATGAACTGCTATTATATTGGAACTGATTATTAGATCCACCAGCAGCAGCAGGAACACCAGAAACAGTTTCCCATTTAGGTGGTTGAGTCGCTCCTTGACTCAATAATACCTTACCTGAAGCTCCATAATCTTCATTTCCTACATTACCAATTCCGAAAGCACCAGATCTATTAACACAGAATCTTTGAGTACCTACACCTCCAGTCAATGTTTGTTCATCAATAATTCTAATAATAGAATTAGCATTGCTATTTCCATAAGCATCAATTGAATATACTCTATCACCAACAATATTCTCAAAGGATATTTGTCCACCCTCTAAACTTGAATCAAGATGCTTAAAGGTCATTCTTCCAAATGAATGTATTTCACCATCTTTTCCTATACGGAATGTCTCATTTGCTGTACCACCACCACTATAGAATCTTACATCTCTTGGAGTAGCATTATTTGATGAAGCATATATTCCAAGTACACCACCACCTGTTCCATCATCAGAATTATAAATTTTTGCTATATTATCTCCAGTCTGATTACCACTAATTAATATTTGACGATTTGCATCAATTGCAATTGCTTCTGTACCTTCTATATCAACAGTGAATTTTCCTGTTCCACCACCAGCTTGATATACCTCTGCAACTGTAGTACCTTCTTGTATCTTATCTTGAACACTTCCTCCAGTCATATCATCAACAACAAAACCAAGTTTTCCTGTTGTATCATCATATGTTACACCTATTCTGGTTTCAGTTCCACCATCAACCATTGCACCAACAATGTCCTGAACTTGTTCAGTTGATAATTGTGTATTTGTATTACTTACAGTATTTGTAAGTGTAATTTTATCTCCAGACCTTGCTATTGATAATCCAGTACCAGCTTCTAAAACTATATCATCAGTTCCACTACCATCACCACCAGCAGTTAATCTAATCTTTTCTTCATCTGCATTGTCACCATCAGCACAAGATATACTATAAGTTGTATTAGTATCACTACCAGTAGGTTCATTAGCCCATTCAAGAGCATTTCCAGCAGCATTAACCTTTAACCACTTATTAGCAGTAAATGTACTTGGTGTATCACTAAGAGTTAAGAAATTATTATTAATCCAATCTAACCCATCAAGACCCCCAAGACCAGTAGCACTTAATATTTGACCTGCTGTTCCTGCTTCAGTATCCTTATCAAGGATATTACGTGGTTGAACACCACTATTCCATACCTTTAGATCATATGCTGGAATACCATTTCCCGTTCTTTGTTTAAATAATACCTTACTTACATAATTACCGAAAGAATCAGTTGAAGTTCCATACATGATATGGAGACCATTATAACTCCTATCGTCTATAAAAGAAATATTTCCATTAACATTATTAGGGTCATGATGTAGAGATAATCCATAACCATAAGATGAACTGAATCCACCAAAATAAGCAGCAGAATCATCAGTAAAATCAATATTATGAGTATTAGTATCTAACTTACCACCCAACTGTGGTGTAAGATCTTCTACAATATTTTGAAGACCACTACCACCTGAATTAGCAACCCATGACATATCACCAGTAGTAGTTGCTGATAAAACATATCCACTAACAGTTGGATATGCTAATGGTAAATTATAACTTTCACTACCTGAAGTAGTTTTTGAATTAAAGAAACTTATACCACCACTACCATCACCACTCTCTAAAGTTAATTTTGCACCTTCTCCAGATACACCACCACCATTGACTGTAAGCCAACCACCTTTTCCATCAGCAGCCTCATCAAATTTAAACTTTTCTTCACCATCAAGTGTGATTATAACCCTTCCATCAGTTCCAGTATCAATTACTTCTACTTTACTATTGGATTCAAAAATATTATCTGTAGCAGTAGTACCACTATTATCATCTACCCATGACATAACTCCAGCCATAGTTGATGATAGAATCTGTCCATCATCAGTTGGATATGCTGTTGGTAAACTATAAGTCTCAGTACCTCCAGTAGTTGCAGCATTAAAGAAACTTACACTACCAGTACCATCACCACTATCTAAAGTTACTTTTGCCCCTTCTCCAGATAAACCACCACCATTGACTGTAAAATGACCGCCCATCCCATGAGCAGCCTCATCAAATTTAAACTTTTCTTCACCATCAATTGTGATTATAACTCTTCCATCAGTTCCAGTATCAATTACTTCGACCTTACTATCACCTTCTTCTATCTTATCTGTAACACCACTACTGGGTTCATTAGTAAATTCAAGGGCAGTTCCAGCAGCATTAACCTTTAACCACTTATCAGCAGTATAAGAACCTGGAGTATCAGTTAAACCAGTAAATGTAGTTGAACCAGAACTACTAGAACTACTGCTTCCACTAAGATTACGGAACGCACTGTACTGTTCTGGTATAGGTTCCATAGTACAATATGCCTGACCATCACTTGGTATAAACATACCAACACTGAAATAATATTCACCAGTTCCAGTATCTCTTATAAAAATTGATGGGGTTGACGTAGGATCAACGACACTAAGTGCATGTGCAGGATGATTATGTGCATGTAACCAGAGTCCATAACCCTCTTCATATGATTCATTGTACTCTTTGATCCACATCTTCTTACGTGGCATGTCAATGACGATATGAAAAGTGTCTATACCACCATAGGTACCTGGAGTTTGTGGATCCCACTCTGTTGCAAGACCTGTTGATGGCCAATCCCAACCTGGAAGAGTAGTATTACCTTGGGAATCTCCCTCTAACCAGAAAGTAGCACCAGCAGATGCATCTTGGGTTTGACTATAAGCTTTCCATCTTTGACCACTGGGTAATTTTCCTGATATCTTACGTTGTCCATCTGCAGTGTTATTACCATCAATTCCTGTAGATTGCTTATCAGCCAGATACCATCCTTTATAACTGTTAGTACCACTAGAAAAATATTCAAGTTTAAATTCATATATATCATTATTATTTAATTTTTCAAACTTAACATCTACATGACGATCACTAGCAGGATTATTAGCAAAATCAACACGGGTTGCTGTACCATTAAATGAAGATCCAGTAGTAGTTTCTGATTGATCAAATACTGGTACTTGTACAGAATTTGCACCACCTGATCCACCGCCTCCACCAGCATCAACCCACTGAGAACTATCAACATCTTCATAATATATTTTTAACTCACCATTATTAGAATCCCACCAAAGATCACCGTCATTAGGATTAGAAGGTGGTGTATCATCAGTAACTACATTAGCACCACCATGACTACCAGAAGCATTAACCCACTGAGAACTATCTGCATCTTGATAATATACATTTAAGACACCAGCAACAGAATCCCACCAAAGATCTCCATCAGAAGGGTTACTTGGAGGAGTGTCGTCAGTAGTTACTGATACACCACCGCCACCACTAATACTACTAATAAGTTGCCAAGTATTATCCCCTCTTAAAAATGTTGTTGCATCTTTTGTTCCTGTAGCAGATAATTCAGTAGTACCAATAGTATCGGCATCAATATTCCAATTTGCACCTGAAGATGATACTGTTATATCTCCATAATCTCCATCAGATACACTACCACTACCAGCAGTAATAGTTGCCCAAGTATTATCTCCTCTTAAATATGTTGTATTGCTTTTCGTACCAGTTGCAGATAAATGGTCAAGATCTACAGCACCACTTGCTATTTCTGCTGAATCAACAGCATCATCATCAATACTCCAAGTAGCACCAGAGTTTGATACAGTAATATCACCTTTATCTCCATCAGATACACTACCACTACCAGTAATACTACTAATAAGTTGCCAAGTATTATCCCCTCTTAAAAATGTTGTAGCGTCTTTTGTTCCCGTTGCAGATAATTCGGTAGTACCAACAGTACCAGCATCAATATTCCAAGTAGCACCAGAAGCTGATACAGTTATATCACCTTTATCTCCATCAGTTACTCCACCACCAGAAGGAGCAGAAACTAATTCAATACCAGTTCCTGCAGCATTTACCTTAACCCATTTATCAGCAGTATAAGAACCTGGAGTATCAGTTAAACCAGTAAATGTAGTTGCACCAGATTGTATAGTTGTTTGTAAATTCCAAGTAGTTCCATCATAAATCCAAGTCAAACCATTTTCAGTATGACTTGCGTTGGTACTTGGACTATTTGGAAAATTTATTGCCACCTATTTTTAACCTCTTAATGTGAAAGTATTTATTTTGTTATCCATTTTCTGGTATCACCACAAAATTATATTTTGGATTAGAAAACCAACTAGTTGCTGTTGGTGGATTCCAGTTAACAGAATGACCATCACCTAACATAAATTCAACTGGAAATGGTTCTCCTTCATTTTGTTTTGCAAATCCATGTGGAAATGCTGCGGACCCCCCGTTAGCTACATATTTACCAACATTAGTGGTTTCATATAGAGTCCATTGTACCCCATTATTACCTGAACCACCAATTCTAAATGTTCCAGCTGCACTACTACCATTGCTATAGCCAGCACTTAAAAGATAAACTATAAATCTAACATTTCCACCAGTATTATTGGTGTAACTAAAACTACCACCATTAGGTATTGTTCCTGTTAAGACTGTTGCTGCCATAATATTCTAATTCCTGTTTACTATTTAGAGGGGCATATCCCAATTAGATCTAAACATACCAGTGCCAGAAGAACTTCCTCCACTAGCAGCATCAACCCACTGAGAACTATCAACATCTTGATAATATATCTTTAACTCACCTGTATCCGAATCCCACCATAAATCACCATCAGAAGGGTTACTTGGAGGAGTATCATCAGTAGTTACTGATGTACCACCACCGCCACTTCCTGTACCCCTACCACTGGCATTAACCCACTGAGAACTATCAGCATCTTGATAGTATACATTTAAAATACCATCAACAGAATTCCACCAAAGATCACCATCAGAAGGATTACTTGGAGGAACATCATCAGTAGTTACTAATGCTCCACCTCCTGGTGGACCTGGAGGTCCAGGAGTAGTTGAATCAGCACCAGGAGGACCAGGCGGACCTTCTACAGTTGAATCAGCACCAGGAGGACCAGGCGGACCTTCTACAGTTGAATCAGCACCAGGAGGACCAGGTGGACCTTCTACAGTTGAATCAGCACCAGGAGGACCAGGTGGACCAGGTGGACCGCCAGGAGTACCAGGAGGACCAGGTGGACCTTCTACAGTTGAATCAGCACCAGGAGGACCAGGTGGACCTTCTGCACCACCGCCACTAGCATCAACCCACTGAGAACTATCAACGTCTTCGTAATATACCTTTAACTCACCATTGACAGAATCCCACCAAAGATCACCGTCAGAAGGATTACTTGGTGGAACATCATCAGTAACTACACTAAGACCACTACCTCCACTACCACCTGTACCTCTACCACTGGCATTAACCCATTGTGAACTATCAGCATCTTCATAATATACATTTAAAATACCATTGACAGAATCCCACCAAAGATCGCCATCAGAAGGATTGCTTGGTGGAACATCATCAGTAGTTACAGTAGCACCAGTAGGAGCATCTGTCCATTCAAGAGCATCTCCATTAGAATTTACCTTTAACCACTTATTAGCAGTAAATGAATTTGGTGTATCAGTAAGTCCAAGAAATGTTGTTGAACCACCTGGACTACCACCTCCACCACCAATACCACTAATAGGCTGCCAAGTATTATCTCCTCTCAAGAATGTTGTAGCATCTGCTGTACCTGTTGCAGATAATTCAGTAGTACCAACAGTATCAGCATCAATATTCCAATTCTCAGAATTTGTACCAGCATTTGATACGGTTATATCTCCTTTATCTCCATCAGTTACTCCACCACCAGAAGCATTAATTGTATTACCAGTGATTGATAAATTTGTACCAAGAGTTAAATATGTTAATTTTGATTCAGAATCATCCCAAAAAACTATATTATCCGCATTTGCATCATCAGCACTAAGTTCTCCATCATTAGATAATGATAAAATATCTTGAAGATTTATATTTAAAGAAATACCGCTACCAGAAGCAGATCCTGAAGTTGCTGAAGTATCATACCATAAATCACCATCACAAACAGTCCAACTACCACCAGGAGCAGTTGTTGGATCTTCCTCTTGAGAAAATCTATTTCCGTAAGCATTACTTGTAGATCCAATACCAATAGTATCATTATTAACTACAAATACTGGACTTTCACAACTCCTCTCTACACCAGGAGTTCTGTATTGCTTTACACTATCAATGGTTCCACCACCAGGTCCAGGAGGACCAGGAGGACCAGGATTACCATCACCACCACCAGAACCTGGAGGTCCAGGAGGTCCAGGAGGACCACCTGGAGGACCAGGAGGACCAGGAGGACCATCTTCACCTGGACTTCCATCACCACCACCAGAACCTGGAGGTCCAGGAGGTCCAGGAGGACCACCACCTGGTCCAGGAGAACCTGGAGGACCTGGAGGACCAACTCCACCACCAGCAATTACTGTTACCCATTGACTACTATCACCATCATCATAGTAAATACACAAATCACCATGATCATTTTCCCACCACAATTCACCATGATTTGGATCTAATGGAGGATCTTCTCCTATAGTAACAGGAATAACTGTTACAGTTGCAGCAATACCTGGATGACCAGAAGGATGTTGAACATCTACTTGAGCCGTTACTGCTGCACCTACAAAATTAAGTTGGGTTATACTACTTGCAGCACTAACAAGAATACCTTCATCATATACACTAATAGCACCTGGAATTACTCCACCACCAACAGGAACCCAATATCTTTTACCCTCAAAACCAGGAACAGAAACCAACTGATACTGTTGTCCAGAAGGAACAGGAGGGCTAGTTATAGGATCGGCAAGATTAGGCTCTGCCTGTTCTAATCCAAGATACCTATACCTATCGTCCTTTAATTGATCTTGGGGGGTTCGTTTAGCCCTACCGCTAATATACTTCTTAGACATTACTGTTTTCTAAGACACTCGCAGTTAATTCCATTTCCAAAGGAGCAACAAATCCACCAGCACGACTCTGACCAACATTAACCCTTATACTACTATTAGTAGCAACAACAGCAATTGTTAGTTCATTAGTAGATGTTGATGATGATCCAGCAGGATCAGTATCTCGTGGATAAGAATGTTCCGTATAATAATCATCCATAGAGCATCTAAAGAATACTGAATTATCCACTATCTTAATTTTATCACCATTAGATAAACTATTAGCACCTATAGTCAATACCAATTCTCCAGGTGCTAAAGTAATACCCTCCATAGTTTTTGCAATATTATCTCCATTATACAATGCATGAGTAACATTAAATTTAGACCCAGAAGAACCACCACTTATAACTTCAACTGCTTCAAAATTTGCTCTTGAGAATCTATGTAAAGCAGAATTATAAGTATGAGGATTACCACTTGCTCCTCCAACAGTCATTGAAAATGTTCTTGATATACCAACATTATCAACTATACTATCAACAGTATAAGATTGTTGAGGGTCTGGAAAAACATTAGTTGTAATTCCAGAATATGATGAGCAAGTAAAATACAATCCACCTAAAGTAACTTCATTTCCAGCAATAAATCCATGATTTTCTTTACACATTACAGTAGCAATTCCTGTTGGTTCATCATAATCAACACCAGTAACTATACCAACATTCTGTTGAGTACCTTTAATATAAACCCTATCAAGAACTATAGGAGTTTTTTCTAAAACTATTCTACCATCTACTAATATTAAAGCATCATTAGGTGGTATTTCTGCATCTTGTATAATTCTTACATCTCTTGTATTACCAGTACTTCTTGATTCTCTTCTTTGAAAAAATGTAACTTTTGGGTAAGTTATGCCAACACCAACATTTGCAACTTGAGCATATAACAACAAAGATGTACTACCAGTTGGAACCTCATATATTTTTTGCAATCCAGGAGAAACTGGAACAGCAATATTAATAAACTTATTTACGGGTGCTATTGCCATCTTATCTCAACGCTAAAATTAACGGGGTCATTTGTGCTTGTATTGCTCTATTAAAGTCTCTTCCTCTAATAGTAGAAGTTGTCTGGTCAATAGTTAGACCATCACCAATTCTAAAATTACCTTTCTGATCGGTACTTGTGAATGGGCATTGTCCACCGTTTATAGCAACAACTTCATTCTCAGGTATTGGTTTTCCACCTTGGAAGGGGTTCGCAATATTTATATCCGTACCTGCACCAATATATTCAAAGGAATGTGAACTGGTTATAATTCTACTCAATCTTACAAATTCCATCTTACTTGTAGACTTAACCTTATAAGGTATAAACTCATTAAAAGTTACTGTAGATAATCCAGTAACTGAAGAAACTGTGGTTGCTTCATCAATAGTATATAAAATTGGATCCATATCTGCTGTTAATTGTGCAGATCCATTTCCAGAAATACTCAAAACAACATTTTGGGTTGGTAAGAAATTCCTACCACTAGCAATAATATCAACAGAAGTAATAGTTCCAGCAGCACTTACATTAGGAGAAAACTCAGCAAAAATTGATTCTGGACCTTCTGGAAGAGTAGCAGTAACAAGAGGAGGTGCAGATGCAGCATAATCACCAGGATTACCACCATTAACAACAGTAACACCTCTTATAAATTGTAAAGGTTTGGTAATTGATGCACTAGATGGACTATCTGGATAATCATTCATATCTAAATGGAAATAAGCACCTTGTCCATCAAATGGAGTTCTAAATTGTCTGGGTGTATTAAAATCTCTAACTTGATTTAATACCACTATATCAGATTCACCGTTTATATCAGCATTTAAATTACCATCAAATTCAACAACACTAGTACCGTCAGAAACTAATCCATAAGTACCAAATGAAGAGTTTGAGTTTGTTAAGTCACATTGCCCACCAGATGTACAACCAATACCTATTTGATTTCCAATCGTAAAGATAGAAACTAATTGGGCATATCCATTATTAGAAATAGAAACACCAATACCTGCTTCATTATATTGTGTAAATGAGTCACAAACCATACTCTTTAAATCTTGTCCAAGATCATTAGTTCCAGTAAATGAAGCATCAACATGATGACCATTGATCCTCATACCAATACTCTTACTCATAAAATTAGTACAGTTTCTAATATATGGAGATCTCCATCTACCACTTGGTCCTTCATTTGCAGGACCAACATCAAGAAAACCACTTACAGCTGCAGGTGAAACTCCAGCACTAATATACGCTTGTGTTGGTGGGAAAGCAACTGCAGCACAATCCGTATTATCTTGTGATACTGATGTACCAGAGAAATTTAGATTTTCAATCAAACATCCTCTTCTAACATGGAATACATCCCAATTAGGATTATTAGGTATAATTGTTACAAGTCTAATATCTTCTCCCTTTACAGTAACATCTGTTCTTAATCCAATCGGATTATCTTCATAATATACACCAGAACGAACTTTAATTGTATCTCCTGGTTGTGCTTTTTCTGCTGCTTTACCAATAGTTCTTAAGGCATCACCCTCTAATAGCCCCTCATTATCATCATCACCATCCAATGTAACAAAGATAATATTTTCAGTTTCAACACCAGATGGTCTCCAAGATACACCAACACCAATAGAAGTTAATCTCCAATCCTTTCTTGGATTAGACGCATCGTTAGGATCTGGTATTAAATTATTATAATCAATTAAAGAACTTTCTAATTCTAAAGTACCAATAAGTTTTGTATTCTGTCCAACATTTAAGTTCTTCTCAATTCCAACACCACCTTCAACTATTAAAGCACCAAGATCCTTAGTTGGAGATTGTGTAGTACCATGAATATGAAGATCACCACCAATATTAACGTCTTTCTCAATACCAACACCACCATCAACTACAAGAGCACCAATGTCTTTAGTTGTGGATTGTGTTGGTGATTCAATTTTAGTATCTCCACCAACAAATAATCTCTTTGCTATTCCAACACCACCATCAATTTGAACGGAAGCAGGAGCAGTAGGACTTGTAGAATCTGTAAGATCATTAAATGTTGCTATTCCATCTACATCTAATGTATTATTAAGAGTTGTAGCACCATCTACGTCTAATGTAGAATTAAATGTAACAGCACCATCAGTATTCAATGTAGTGTCAAAATCAACAGCACCTGTTGCATGAACTGTGCCAGAAATATCTAAATCAGTACTTGGATTATCATTTTTAATACCAACCTTAGTCATCCTATAGATTGGTGCATCATTAGCAGATCCTACATGACCCCACAAATCTTGAGTTTGTATTCTTGCAATTTGTGTTGGATTTTCTGGATCAGGGATAGGAAGTACGGTATCAGTTCCTAATCCAAGACTATTAACCTGTCTAAAATTAATAGTCGAGAATAACTGAGAAGTACCATTAATAGGTAAATAAACACTCTCATCCTGTACATATATTCCATCAAGATTTACAGGAGATGCATTTACCCACCTAATTCCATTAGAATCTCGATTTAAATACCATCCATTTGCACCTGGAGAATCTGCAGAGTCAATAATATTTTTATCAATCTTTACAGATCCTTCAATATCAAGTTTAATCGGACCTTCTTGCGAAGCATTGTATCCAGGTATATTACCAGGATTTGTACTTCCAATACCAACTATACCAGTATCAGTAACAACAAAAGAGTCATCCCATTTTCCAACTTGGAATCTTTGATACGGTTGAGTAGTTCCTATACCTACCGAAGATACTCCAGTTACTGGATCAGAAGCAACAATAAACGATTTTTCTCTATATCCAACTTGAAATCTTCCATCAGGTACTGTAGTTGCTATTCCGACTCTACACGGGTTAACAGTAACAGTTAAACATTCATTACCTACTTGGAATATTCCATCAGGTTGAGTAGTACCTATACCTGTAGAACCACCTTCAGTAACAACAAAAGATTTATCTCCTACTTGGAATTTTGTATCTGGTTGGGTAGTACCTATACCTACTCTATTACCATATTCACCATCAGCTATCTCACCTTTTGATATAACTGTTAATACAGTACCACCAACACCTACATGAAGTCTGTGTCTTACTGTCAAATAATCGGTATCAATAAGATTTTCAACTCTTAAATCACCACCAATAGTAATATTCTTTTCTACGTCAAGATTTATAAATGTCCCATCACCACCTGTTCCTGTACCTCCAGAAGCAGTTCCTTCTAAATCAGCATATAATTTTCCATAAACATGAACATCATTATAAAATTCGGCAACATTACCTACCTTAAAATTATCCAGTCCCCCAAAATTCTCTTCCTGAGTCATTATAGAAGTCCTCCAAGTTTATCCTCAAGACTGGAAGCAGCACTCTCAATAGATGCAGCATTAATACCAGAATTTGCTGCCATTTTCTCCATACTACTTGCCATATCTTTAAATGGACTTTTAAAAGAACCACCAGTAAATGATTTTGCAATCTCAGGTGTTCCAACCTCAGTACCACTAAAGACCAATCCACCAAAAGTTACATCACGAGGAGCAAGATTACCAGCCATAGCAGTGGTATTTAAAACAGGTGTATCCAATTCAATTTCATTCGATGCTTTTAAAGTCATCTTTTTTCCAGCATCTATTTTAATATCTTCATCAGCATCAATTGTAATATTTTTACCAGTTATTTTAACTTGACCATTTGCCATTGCAGTTATGGTAACATCCCCATTCTTACCAATAATATTAATACAACATTCACCATCTTTTGCTTTAGCACCACCAACAATATCAATACACTGATCATTGTATATGTGATACAATCCACCATTAGTCATTCCAAGAGAACTAGTGTTATTATCAGCACCAGAACCAAAAAGGTCATAGACTGTAGATCCATTCAAACCCATCTGAGGATTTCCAGTATCAATCCTAAATCCAGGTCCGAAATTAACATACTCTCGGTTTTGCCAATTTTGATCTGGTCTTTCTGCCATATTACAATATCTTAGTATTAAGTATTTATCTTAGCTCACACAATCAATAACTTGCTTTATTTCACCCTGATAAGTATCTCTTCTCCTAAGAGTTGGTTTTAATATAGCACCTCTACCAGTTTTAGTAGAAATAATAAGTTCTGGAAGATTTTCAACCCGTTTAATATTAGTTGTTGATGAATCTGGTGGAATTACATTTATTATTCTACCATTATCGTCAATATAAGTTGTATATTCATTTCCATCATTATCAGTAACTTTATCATCAGGATCATATTTTACACCAGGATCAAGAATAACAACAGGACCAGGAACATAATCAATATCTTCACCAGTTTCAGTTTCAGGAACAGGATAGTTTTCACCTTCAGAAACAATATAAATGTCAATTATTTGCTGATAAGTAGGAGAATCCTCATCAAAATCAACAACTGCCTTTGCTATAGCACCATATCCATTACTACATTCATCAGTTATTTCTATAAATGGTGCAGCATTATAACCAGATCCACCACTTACTAAATCTACTCCAATAATACTACCAGTAGCAAGATTACCTTGACCAACAATAGCACCAACAATTGCTTTTCCTATCCCACCTTTTCCATTAGTACCAAAAATATTAACCTTTATTCCTGCACAATTTAATGGTGGTCCAGCATAACATTTACCAAGACCACTACTAAACCCTGGAGCAGATACACTTGGATTCAAGAAATCAAACATTCCTAATGAACCACCTGCAATACTAAGATCCTGAATCTTATCAACTAAACCTTTAGTAAGTGCATCGGCAGCATTTGCAGCTTCCATGATAGCATCTACACTAACACCAACAGCACTCTTTGGACCTTTTCCAATTACCCATTCATTACTTGAAGCATCATAATTAAAAGTTGGACGACATTTTAATGCTTTCTCAATAGCAATTAATCCTGCTGCCTTTGATCTAAGAAATCCACCTAAACTAAAACCACCTAAAATATTAGAAACTCCTCCCATAAGTGGTCCCAATACATTAGTTAATCCCCCAATAATTTTATTCATAATTCCAGCAACAAATTGTTCTCCAATACATGAAACAAAATTTGTTACATTATCAATTAAACCCTTCAATAATGCTTTAATTGAATCTCCAATTGAATTAGCAACATTCTGTACTGCACAAGGTAAAAATTGCTGAATTGCTTGAACTGGTAATAACATCGCTGCTTGTGCTGCTGCTCCTGCTTGTTTTGCTCTAGCTCTACTCTTAGTTGCTGCAAAAGTTGTTGCAAAAACACCATTATATAAAGTCTTTAACCCACCATTTAATGCTGGAGCCATTCCATCTTTATAAAGAGCCCCTGTCATATCTCCAATTAACCCATTTGATAATCCAGTTATTTTACTAGTTACCCCATCAATTTTTGAATCAATTAAACCTTTTATTGATCCAACTTCTTTACTAAGAGGAATCTTATCAGAAATTTCACCAAGAGGATTTCTTATCGCTTTAATATCACTAACAAGCCCTTCGACCTCACTTGTTATCTTACTTATTTTAGAAGTTGGTGAAGAACTACCAAATACTACAGTTTTACCTTCAGCAACTGAAGCAACTCTCTCAGTTTCACTACTAATCTTATTTGCAATATCAGTAGATACATGTCTTGGAGATTTTTGTGATAAAGCATTCTCCTCATTAGTCTCATCTGCTATTACAATAGATCCATCATTTTTTATCTTACTTGTATATCCAGTAAATGGTTGAAAGGGTCTTTCATATTCACCATTTGGAGAATATAATGTATTACCAAAAACACCAGTTATAACAGGTTGTTGTGCATCATCACCATCTGCAAAAAATCCCATAACATTATCACCAGGTGATATTGATATAGTTGTTGCTTTATTACCTTTACCAGATCCAGCAGTTGTTGGTAACAATACAGTTGCCCAAGGTAAATCCTCATCAGGAAGTTCCACAGTATTTTGAGGATGATACCCCATTATACGAACTTTACGTCTGTTACCCCAACCAGATCCATTTATTTGAGCACCTTGAGCTTTCTCTGGTGCAACCTGTCCAATCCACCAAACATACCCATCTCTTCCAATAAAATTGGATTTTATAATAGATTCTTCAATCATTTTTCTGCCTTTCCGAACGTATCTTTAATCAATTTCAATGAAGTATATGATCCAGTAGAATCAAAATGATGACATAGTTCCTTAATCATATATAGACCAGTTTGCTCACTATCTTCAGTTTTTTTAGTACCCATTTGTACTTTAGGGAATTGACATCTAATTATATCTCCAGCACATAGATTAGTATTTGATGGTATAGTCATAGATATATTTTGTGTCAAAATCGTATTATATCTCATCAATGCTTGAGACTGTATTCTTGCAGGAGATGCATTTTCATCAACAGAAACACCTTTTTCTATAGTTCCAATATCTAAAACTGCAGTTACATTCCTCGTTGGTATTTCACCCAAAGTTAAATCAGAATTAGGATTAACTTTTGGTAAAGTTATATCCTTTCCAAGATTACTACTTTTTTCTTTATATTTCTCCAAATCAAATTTACCATCTTTTGTAGAAGTATATTCAAAATTACAAGGATTAAAAAACATTCTTTGACTACAATAAGTACCTCTTTGCATATTACCTATAAGATTCTGATTCTTATTAGTATTATATTTCATAATTTTAAAATCATTATCTGGAACTGATTGTACAACTTCAGTAAAAACATATAAATTTTCATAAGGATCAGATGATATTAAATCATCTATTGATCTGAAATTATATCCTTTTTTAGTTTCAAAGAAAACATATCCAGCAGTAGCATCTTCGGAAGAAGATTCTGGTACAGATTTTGATGCTAACCAAGTTAATATTGTAAATGGTTTTCTCATATTACCAATAAATCCATAAGGATTTTGAGTTGGATCTATATAAGTATCTTTATTTGTTGCCAAATATTTTTTTATAATATCCTTTGCAGTTTCTGATATTTTTAATGATGCTGGATACTTTCTACCAACTCTTGAAGTTTCATTTGTCAATGCTTCACGAGAGACTAAATTTAAAGTAAATCCTTCAACTTCTGTAGTAGAAATAACATTAGTAATACTGGAAACAAATAAGTAATTCTCCTGTTCACTAAAATCCAATCCTGGATTATTATCAGTATTACCAGTTACCTTTAAACTAATTCTTTCACCACCCCTTAAAGGCAATCCATTATATATTGATTGAAATTTATTATTCTCATCCTTAATAGCATTACCAACATTAACTACTTGAAGTTTAACTGTAATTGTAGGTGAAAAAATATCCTCATAATAATCTATACTAACAACACCTGGAGCAATATCAACAGTTTTTGATTGATCTGCTGACTCTATTATAATTTTTTCATAAATTGACTTATCTATTGCTGCCATTTAAGTATATGCGTATTGTAAAGATTGAACTTGTTTAATAAAATTGCCAGGTTTATTATTACCAAGCATAACAACTTTAGTTTTTGATCCACCAGAAGGAGATGCAGAAGAAGATCCAGAAGAAGGTTGAGAACTAACCATTATAACTGGACCTTTCCTATCAACCTTAACCCTTTCAGCTAATTGCAAATCCACCTTCTTTTTAGTATTAATTTTATTCTGAACTTTTAAATCTCTTCTTGCAAATTGCTCCTCATTAGATTTATTATTTATTGTAGATTCTATATTATCATTTCTTTTAATATTCCAAAAAGATTTACTATTTAAAGCATTTATAGTGTCCTCACCACCAATCTTTTCAGTTGTTTCTTTATTTAAAATACCTTCACCAGATTCAACTAATGCCTTTTCTCCACCTTGTTCATGAGACTTTCCTTTTATAAACCCACCCTTCTTAAACATTTTCCATCCACTAGCATCTAATGCCTTTTCTTGCTGTGCATTTATTTCAGGTGAAAGTTCTTTACCATCCAATCCTCTTATATCAGGAGTTTTATCAAGACCAGATTCTTTTTTAGCTTGTTGTAGTTTTTCATCATCAGAATCTTCAATTAATTGTTTTGGATCTAATTCTTTAACTTTATCAACTTCAACATTAACTTTATCTTCAGTTTCCTCATCACCACTATTAATAAGAGTACCGTCTTCATCAGGATCTACTTCACCTTCTTCCTCAATTTCCCCATCAGTAGGATTACTTGGAGGATTAGGAAATAAATCAAGAAAGTCCCACCATTGATTTTTTCCAGGCTTAACTCCCATATTAGATTCCATAATCTCATCAGGATCAAATGAATTCAAACCATACATTTTAGGATTCATATACATTGCCATTGATAAACTAAGATCCTGATCAATTAATGCAAATTTTTTGTTTATATCCTCCATCTCAGTTTCGATGGTTTCATTCTCTTTAGTAAATTCTAATCTCAATACACCACTTAATATCTCACCAAAATCATTCGTAAAAGCAGTTATATTACTACCAACAGATTCTATCCAATTACTAAGAGTTGTAGCTGCATCCTTTATAGTTTTAATAAACTTATTTGTCTTCTTAATCAACTCTGGCAATGTTCTCACCATCCAACCTATTAAAACAACACCAAACAAATTAAGTACTCTTCCCAAAAATCCTCTTGTACTAGAAGTAGGTATTTTTCCCTGCATCCTCATAGGACCACCAACTTTACCTGCTTCTATAATATCCTCTCTATCCTTTCTTAAAACAGCTTCTCTTCTTCTCCTAAAAAAAGTATCATCTCTTCCAATTAAAGTCCTTTTATATTCATTATGAGACTTAGTTTTTTGTACAATACCTCTTGTCACTCTAATTGATTTAACAAGACCTTGAGAAAGATTAGAAGTAGTCTCACTTATCTTTCGTAGACTTTTAGAAGTAATATTTAATGAGGTATGTACCCTTTTAGTATTTCTATCTGACATATATTAAACTGGAGCTACTTGAAACTGCTTATATGCAAGAAATACATAATCATTATCACCATTAGAAGATGCTATATCAGGGATCTCACCAGATCCAGATGAAGTTGATCCACCAGGAGAAGAACCAGATGATTGACCAGCATTTGAAGCAGCATTCATTGGAACAATAAGAGGTGCAGGTTCTTGTAATTGATTAATCTGCTTATCATTCTTTTTAATTTGAAGATTATTTTGATTTGCTACTATTTTTTCATCCCCACTACTATTAATCTCTTCTTGTAAAGATTGTAACCGATCACCATACTTAAGAGCAAATGCATCATTAGCACGATTAAATTCTTCTTTAGTTTCATAATCACCCTCTTGAGGTTTTTTTGATAAAATATCATTCTGAAGATCCACTGCACTTATTGGTGACATAAGACTTGCATTTATGCCACTATTATTATCACTAGTTTGATTCTCAGATTGTGAAGAGGATTCTTTACTATTTTGAAATCTAAGGAAATTTAGAATCTCACTTACACTTATCCATGTTAAAATACCACCAATATCGGCAAGAATTCCAAACTTTTTCCTAAGACCACGTTCAACAATTTTACCTGCACCAAAAGCAATACTCTCATCTACAATAGTATCTTTAATATCTTTACCAAAAAGAAGAGATTGAATACCAATATTAATACCAAGACCCTTAGTACCTAATGAACTTGGTCTTTTATTAGATCTCCACCATTTATTTTTATTTTTCTTTAATTGTTTTGTCTTCTGTTTCTTAGTCATATTTGATGCTTCATCTGCTGCACCAAATAAACTTACACCACCCTGAAAAGAACCTGCTTTACCAGCACCTTTACCAAAAATACCACCAAATAAACGAGATAATAATCCAGTCAAAGCAATAAGAGGTGCTTTAACTAACCTATTAATAGAAAATAAAGCAATTCTTTTACCAACTGTTGATAAGGTTCTCAGTATAAGACCCAATCCACTTTTAAGTAAAAGAAGAGTACCACCAACAAATAAAAGATTTTTATATAATTTACGTCTTAATTCTCCCAATTTCTGAGTATTACCCTCAGCTCTTGCTTTTAAAATTGATAATGCCTGAACGCTAAACCATCCACCAACAAGATATCCTAAAAAATTCTGTAGATTCGCTAAACTGGATTGTACTTTTGATCCAATTCTTCTAACAGGTGAAGTAAGTGCATTTACAATCTTAGATTCTATAGCACTTTCTTTTCCTTCCCTTAATGCTTGTTGTGCAAGTATAAAATCTCTTTTAGCCTTTGCTTCTTCTCTCTGCCTTTCTAAACTTTGACTTAAAGCTAAACTTTGCTGTAATCCATTTAAACCACTTGTTAATACAGCAATATTATTTTCTAATTGACCAATTCTACCAGTAAGTCCTCTTACTAATAATGAATTATTTTGTATTAAAGTAGTAGTTGTTGGATCTGGTCTGGTAATCATATTACCAGGTAAACCACCACCTGCAAACATACTAGAAGAAACACTTCTTCTAATACCTTGTATTGATCCTGCTACTGGTGATGCTGGTTCAGCCATTTGCTGCTGCTTGTTGTGCTTTTAAATTTTCTTCTTCAATATATTGCTGAAGAAGAGATAGATAAATTTCCCTTTCCCAAGGTATCATATTTTCTAACTCTGTTAAGCTATATTTATGATGTTGCATTAAGGCAAAATTTATTTTATAGTATGACGCAAGATCTTCATGCGACATACTTACTCGAAAAAACTTTGTAATCCCTCCAATACAACTTCACTTTCAACTTTAGTATTTGGATTTGTAACTTTTACAGTATGTGATAATTTAGGCATTGTATTAAAGAAATTTTCAACTTCTTTAAATTGTTTTGAACTTAATTGTTCAACAAACTCATTCAACTCTTTATCAGTAGAATCGGAACCTGCCCAAGATTCCTCTTCAGAATATATTTGATCTATACAAGAAGCAATTAATTTAAAAGTATCATCTACATCTACAGCATCTGCAGAAACAGCAAAATTTGATTTAATAAATTCACTCATTGATGGATATTTCATCCTAAGTGTAAGATTATCATCTAATTTAATATCTTTAGAATGATCTTTTGATTCTTGTATCTGTATTTCATCAATATTAATAACGGATGAAACTTGTGTCTTTTCATCATCAGGACAAGTAATCATAACTTCAATCTCTTCACCTACAGATTTTCCACGTATATTAAGGAAAATATATTCAATATCAAATGTAGAAAGAGATTCTACTTTAACACCCCTTGAAAGAATGCAAGATGAAATAACATCTTTAACAGCATTAGCTACTTGAGTAGGATTATTACTCTCCATAGCCAATATAAGAATTTTCTCTTCCTTAACTAAAAAGGGTCTAAATTTAACTTTTTTCTTTGTAGAAGGAATAATTAACTCATAAGAAGGAGTCGAAATCTTTGGTAAAGGCATAATAATCGCAATTCAGTAATTTTATTTAGCAGTGTAAAAATAAGTTAATAAGCATCATACCATCCACTACTATATTGAGATCCAACAACTGTTCCATCTTTACCTAAATTAGGATCAATTGCATTACTTATTAAGTTATTTTTTAATTCTTTATTTCCTGGTGCATTAGCATTAAGAGTTTGAGTTATTGATGCATCTCCACCCATGAATCTATTCATAGATCTTGATTTATCAATTCCCTTTTTATTACGATCTACTCCTCTTTCTCTTGACCAAGAACTAGATTCTCCGCAAATATACCTATCATATAAGAAATTAGCAGATACAACTAAAACCTGAGAGTTATCATATTGTACCCTTGTAGAATTTAATTCATAAGGAAATAATCCCCGAAAACCATATTCAAGTGATTGTCTATAATTTTTTTCAAATTTAATTATTTTAGTATTCTCTGATCTATATTCTTCTGGATATCTCATCTTAAAATTATAGGCATCATCAACAGAATTTGCTGGAGAACCACCACTAATATACTCCATCCAATGTTCTAAAAACTTAAGAGTTTTATATTCATTATCAACATAAAAATCTAAAGTTATTTGAGTGAATTTTCTTGTATGCGGTCTTTTCTCAACAACTCCTTGATAATCACCTACTATATCAGCAGTTGCAAATCCACTTCCAGGTAAAGAAGCACGATTACAAAGTAATCCTATCTGATCGGAATGAAATCTCCAATCAACTCCTTTACTTTCAAGGAAATCTCTTAAACCACCTGGCGGCATACTAAATTGCACCAGATAATTAGAAGTTTGTGCGACATTTTGAAATGTTGGCAATATCTGAGATATTTTCTTTGGGATTGGTGCTGCCACTACTCTAAATAGTTTTATTATATCATTTCTATTTAGATGGCTTATAAAGGAAAATATCAACCATCTCACCCACGAAAGTATAAAGGTGATCCAACAAATATAATCTTTAGGTCATTATGGGAAAGAAAATTTATGGTTTATTGTGATAAAAACTCTAATATATTAGAATGGAACAGTGAAGAAATAGCAATACCTTACATATCTCCCGTTGATGGAAAACCACATAGATATTTTCCAGACTTCTATATGAAAGTAAAAGAAACTAATGGTCAAATAAAAAGATATGTTATTGAAGTAAAGCCTTTAAAGCAATGCTCTCCACCTAAAAAACCAAAACGTCAAACTCCTGGTTATATTCGTGAAGCATACGAATATGCAAAGAACCAAGCAAAATGGAAAGAAGCAAGAGAATGGTGTGCTGATAGACAATTGGAATTTAAAGTGGTTACTGAAAAAGAACTTGGGATAAAATAATGGCATCTTTTATTAATCGCCAAAAAGAAAAACTAAGGCAAGCAAGAGAATCAAGAAATAGAATATCACATATACTTAATGATTTAATTGGTACAGAACACCCTGACGATCTAATGATGAAAATCATAGAATCGTTAACAGAAGGTAGTAAAAGACCATCAGAAGGAAAATATTATGTATTCTTATATAAAGCAAAAACTCCCAACTTAAGATATGATCAACATCCAATGGTAGCAGTTACTGATGTTTTTGAATGGGGGTTTCGTGGAATCAATTTTCACTGGAATACAATGAGACAATATACATGGAATGAAATAATAGGTGGACTATATGAAATTACACATTCTGAATTAACTGATCTTGATGGTATACCTTTTGCAAGATTTCGTATAAATAGCTGATAATACTAAAATAGGTCGATAATGGCAATGGGAACCTGGCGGGTAGATCCGCAAGAAAACAGAGATCTTCAGAATAAGTATAGACAAGAAAATAATTTATCAGAACTAACTACACCAGTAAATGGTGGAGATAGTAGTTCTGGACAAACAGGAAAATATGGATCACCAGAGTTCTATAGTTATCCAGAAAAAAGAAGCGTTTCTGATGGAGAAGATTCTTTACTTATACAAGCTGTTAAATACCTTGCACCATCATCAGGAGATCCAGATTTTAAACTTAATATGGATATTGAAAAAGGTCAGTTAGGAAATATTGGAGATAAAGGAAAAATAGATGCAGAATTTAAAATGAATACGGGTATGCATACTCGTTATAAAAGATTTACTGATTCTGATACTGGTGGTGCATATAAAAAGAAAACAAGATTTTATGTAGAACTCCCAATACCTCAAAATATAAGTGCTTCATCATCAACCCAATTCCAAGAAGATGATAGAAATATATTCACTCTTGCAGCATTAGAAATGGGTCAACTTGCTATGCAAGAAGGTGGAGATGTTGGTGAAGGATTTACTAAAGCAGTTAGTGCCATTAATTCAAATTTAGATATAGGATTACAAAATGGATCAATATCAAGAATAGTAAAAGCATCTATGACAAGTTTAGCACTTAATCAATTTGGTGCTAATATTAACGCAAATACCGTTCTTTCAAAAGCAACTGGACAAATCCTAAACTCAAATAAGGAATTATTATTCAGTGGTGTTAATCTAAGATCATTCCAATTTAGATTTAATTTTTCACCAAGAAGTTCTAGTGAAGGTGGTAAAGTTGCAAAAATAATAAGAATGATGAAACAATCAATGGCTCCTAAAGCAGGTGAAGATTATCAAAACTCTGGATCTAAAAATTCAAAAAATAGTGGTATATTCTTAGGTGCTCCAGATGTTTTCTTATTAAGATATCTACAAAGTGGAAAAGATCATCCATTTTTAAATTCATTTAAACCATGTGTATTATCACAAATGAATGTTAACTATACTGGATCAGGAACTTATGCAACTTACTCTGATGGTACACCAGTACATACAGTTGTAGATATGACATTTAAAGAGATTAACCCAATTTACGATGAAGATTATGATGAAGAAAACCTCAAAGGAGTTGGATACTAATGGCATACATAAGAAAATTACCTAATGTAAGGTATCCATCACCATTACCAAATAAAACATCATCAAAAGATTTTATTACTATAAAAAATCTTTTCAGGAAAGTTAAACTATTAGATTGGGTATCAGAACAATCAGTAATATTTAATAGTTACATTATTCCTGACGAATCAAGACCAGATATAGTTGCAGATTACTTATACAGTGATCCAGAATTAGACTATGTTGTTATTCTTGTGGCAAATATCACTAATATTGAAGCAGAATGGCCACTATCAAACACAAATTTATATGAATATGCTGTAAATAAATACGGTCTTGAAAATTTAAATGCTACTCATCATTATGAAACTATAGAAATTAGAGATGAAAAAGACAGATTAATATTAGAAGCAGGTAAAGTTGTAAACGGACCTAATGAAACTTTTAGAACTGCAGACAATAATGGTGGAGCAGATGCTATACCAGAGTTTACAATTGATGGTCCAGCAAAAAGATATAATGGAACATCAAATACTTGGTATGGGATAATAGGAGGAGAAAAAATTAATTATTCTGGAGAAACAATTAAACCTACAATAGGTATATCTAACTATGAATATGAAGTAGGTATAAATGAACAAAAAAGAAATATAGACATACTTAGACCAGAATATTTACAAATATTTAATAATGATCTTGAAGAATTATTGAATTACCATAGAAGTTCTCAATATATAAGTCGTAAATTAATTACAACAGAAAATACACGTTTATTTAATTAAAAAAGACCCACCCGAAGGTGAGTCTTTCCAATATTCAGGCTCTCTTGGATCATCTTTCGGATCCCAGTAGAAGAAATTCATCTGGGATAACCTACAATGTTTAAGAGGCTTGATTTTCATTATTCTGCAGCAAGTTTAGAAAAATACGACATTGCATCATCATCTTCATCTTCTGTAGTAGAAGATCTTGATACTGATTCTACTGTCTCAACAGGAGCAGATGCTTTAACATCTTCAAACTCTTGCTCTACAGTTTCAGCATCGTTACGAACTGGCTTATTGCCAAGAACATATCCAAGACGAGTCTTGAGTTCATCATAAGATTTAAACTGATCGGCAGCAACTAATTCTGCTAATGAGTACTCTTTTTTCCAAATTGCTTCCATAGCGTCATCATCTTTCAACAATGCACTGGTAGAGGCAAACTCAGAAGAGTCATAGTTTCTATAACCAGCAACGTTCTTTGCCTTCAATTTGAAGTTAGCACCTTGCCAGAAATCGAATGGATCAATTGCTTCCTCATCCTCAAACTCAGGTTGCATTGCTGCAGTTAGTTTGTCAAAGATTTTCTTACCATATTTGTATAAGAATACTTTACCTTCGTTCTCAGGATTTGCTGGATCTTTTACAACGTAGATATTGCTGATGTAAGTTAGCTTACG